GGGATGCGCTCGAGGCAGCACAGCAGGAAGCGCAGGTCGTCGCCCAGGGGGGCCAGGCCCTGGCCTTCCAGCCGGGCGCGCAGCTCGTGTCCGGTGCGGTAGTGGCGTGCCATCAGGCGGCTCCATGAGGGAAGAATACGGGGCCATTGTACCTTATAGGTAATCAGCTTACCTGAGAGGAAAAAAGCCCGGCACAAGGCCGGGCAAAAGCTGGAGTTGAAGGCACTACACAGGGTCTGGAGAGTCTAGCGGTCGTCGTTGCCGAGCAGGGTCAGGGCGAGGATGATCGCCGACAGGCCCGCGTCCAGGACGAAGGACGGCAGGACGATGATGCCCAGGGCGGACCCGGCGATGGTGTAACGCCGGGCCTTGCTGCTGAGACGCTTGAGCCGGTCGATCATGCCGGCAGGCCGTAGTCGCTGGCGTTGAGGCCCAGGGTGCCGGCGACTTCCTTGATGACGGCGACTTCATCATCCTCGAACTCGCCATCCGCGCCAGCGATCGTAATCATGTTCACCAGCACTTCCTCGGCGTGCGCGCGATCGTCGGCGATGTCCTGCAGCTCGCGGAGGATATGCAGGCGGCCAACCTGGAAGCCGGCGTCGAGCTGGTCACGGAAGCGCTGGATAGTCTGGCTGATCTCGTTGCCGAAGCCCTGGAGCCGCGGGTTGGAGCGCAGGAGCTGGTCGAGCTTGTCGGTTTCTTCCTTCTCGATCTCGCCATCGGCCGCGGCAATCAGCAGGCAGCCGCCCACGATCGCTTCCATGAGGTCGCGGTTCTCGACTTTCTTGAGGTTCTGCTGGGCTTTCTTCATGCGCTTGTTGAACAGACCGAACATGCGGAATCCTTTGCGTCGTGGGGAGAGAGATGGGGAATGCGGCGGCCGGACTCGAACCGGCAACCATCGCGCCTTCAAGCACAGGCTCTGACCGTTGAGCTACGCCGCATCGGGAAGGGCTCGAGGCCCTGTCCTGCCTTTGCCGTGACCACCCGCAGGACCACGAACCCTTCCCGATGCCCACCGGATGCGCCCCGATGGGAAAGCGGCCGGTTACAGCGTCCGGCGACCTTACGCGGGGCTCGAGATCATTCAGCTCTTGCCCTGGCCTGGTGCCGCAGATTACGCGCTGCGACCCGCGCCCGTTTTTTCGACCGTCGGCAACCTGTATGGATTGATAGTCGAATGCCCGCCGTGTGGCGAGCGGGGCTGATTATGGGTAATCGTTACCCCAAAAGCAACACCGGGCGCGTATATCGGTTTCCTGAAAAGTAAGCCCGGCGCGATGGCCGGGCTCGGGAAGGGGATGGGGAGTCAGGCGTCCCAGCGGTCGTTGAGCGGGGCATGGTCCGGGTTCGCGCGGTCGATGGCGGCACCAATGGCGGCAAAGGCGTGCTGGTAAGTCCGGTAGACCTTGCCGTTGCTGTACCAGTTGTCGTCATGGGCGTAGCTGCGTACCGCGGCCAGCAGCTCGCCAGGGCGGCCGTCACGGCTCACCACGTCGATGTAGTCGAGCACCTTGCCCTTGCTGGTGAGCACGGCCAGCTCCTGGGCGAAGCGCTCGGGGTCGTGGTGGATCAACACGGTGGTCATCGGTGGGCCTCCAGGGTGGCCAGGCGGCGCTCCAGCAGGCACCGCGTGAAGGCTTCCAGCTCGACCGCCTCGTCAGGCGTCAGGCGCAGGGGGCCGTAGTTGGTGTCGATGGTGGCGGCCATGCTCCCCACTTGCTTGGCCAGGGCGTAACGGGTTTCCTCGGCAGCCCCCGCGATGGGGGCGCCCAGTTCCTCGGCAATGTCAGCGGCTCTCATCGTCGGTCATCCTCTCCAGGCGGTGAATCATCCCTCTCAGGGCTTCGGCCAGGCGATCGGTGGAGGCTGTCCGGGCGTCCGTGTAGATCATCCCGCGGCGGCCGTTGGCGTGGTCCGGGTTCAGGAAGCGGCGCATGGCCTTGGCGTCGGCGCTTTCGTGCTCCAGGGCGTCGGCCATGTCGGCCAGCGTCTGGATGGCGTGATGGAGCTGCGCCAGGTTCTCGGTCAGCGAGTCGTCATCGCCCGTCCAGCGGATCGGCACGACCGCGCCAGCGCCGGTGTCATGCACCAGGGCGTCACGCAGGGCGATGCCGGGGGAGCCGTATTGCAGGCCGTCGCCGTCCATCGTGCCCGAATCACGGATGGGCAGGCCGTGCTCGATGATGCGCCACTCGTACCAGGCGAAATCGACCGCGGCCTCGCCGTAGACTTCGATGGTGCCCGGCGTTGCCGGGCGCTCGATGTTGTAGATGACTTCGGGCATGGGATTACCTCGCTGGTCAGGCGGCGGCCATGTAGCGGCGGTCGCCAAGGGCGGCCAGGTTGTCGGCGCCGAAGTCCAGCCCGCGATCCTTGAGCTCGGCCCTGACGCTTGCGGTCAGCTCGGCCATGTCGTCGCCCCGGGCACGCCCTGACGCGGCCAGTTCGTGGCGGTCCATGACCGGCCAGACCAGCGCGCCCATCCCCCGGCTGACGTGGCTCGCGTATTCCGCGACTAGCTGGCGCTCGATCAGCGGCGTCAGGCGGCGGGCCAGATACTCGCCCATATAGCCGTAGACCGTGACTTCCCCGATGCACCGGGAGTGCTCGGGCTCGTCTACCGGGCAGGCGAAGACGCGGGCGCCTTCCCATTCCGGCCGCCAGGCGGCGATGACCTCGATCAGCCGGTCATCAGCATGGCGCCTGACGACCAGAGTGGTGAACAGCTTGCCGAGCTTTTCGACGGTTCCCAGCCGGGTGGCGGTGTAGGGCAGTTGGCGGCTCATGGTCATGTCCTCGGGTTGCGGGTGGTTATTCGGTGCGCTGGGGCGCTGAGTCTTGATCGCCGGACGGGGTGCCGGCGTGGCGGCCGGCATACTCCCGCACCGCCGCGAACAGCGGCGGGTTGTCCTTGCGCCAGCGATAGATGGTGCTGACGGGCTTGTTGATGGCCTGGCCGATGGCTTCGGCCTCTTTGCGGCTTAGGGTGTCAGTCATGCGAATCTCTCTCCGCGGTTGTAGGCCTCGATCATCGCCTGCAGGGCCCCCATTGACTCGATCGGGTGATATTCCCAGGCATCATTGGCGTTGACACGATGCGCTGCGCCGTTGGGGGACAAGCGGCCGTCATCGTCCACATCGACCAGGAGCATGATGGTTTGGAAGATGGCGCGCTGGCCCTCGGGTGCCACCTCCCGCTTGCCGGGCTCGACAAGGCTACGGCCGGGCTTGCGGTTGCCTGCTTTGCGGCCGTCTCCGTTGTGCTTTCCCTTGACGGTGAAGGCGCTAGCCGGCATGAACTGGCCGCCCTCATAGTGCTCGCCGTTCAAACCAGTCTCGCCGCCTGGCTTGGCGCGGCGACCTTGATCGGCTTCGGCTTCACTCGCGGCGAGGGCGGTGCAGTTGGTGGTGGTCATCGGAGCGTCCTCGTGTGCGTTGGTGATGGCTCCCATAATAGGAGCGTATTTCAAAGGATGCAATAATGCGCCCAAGAAAAAGCCGCCCGGCCGTGGGCGGCTGCTGCAAGTTGTTGATATTTAACATAATGTGTGTTATGCGAAGCAGGCCGCGGGCACGAAAAAGCCGCCTCGAGGGGCGGCTTCGGTGCGGCGGGCTCGGGTCGTCGGCTCAGTGCTTGGCCAAGGGCCTCGGCATCGCGTGAAGGTTGCCATGGCCGCCGCGCATCGGCTCCCGGCCGCTTAGTCTGGCGATGGCGACGCCTGCCGCCGTGGCCTGGGCGCGCGTGGGCTCGGCAATGCCGCACGCCTGCAGCACCTCCGTGGCGGTCATGCGCACTACCGGGGGATGCGTGAAGTCGAAGTGGCGGCCGATCAGGGCGGCCATGCGATGCGCCGGGGGGCCGTCGACCATCGGCTCGGCTGGCGCCTGGGGCTCGCTGGGGGCCACGGCGGCGCGTAGCAGGCGGGCCATGTGCTCGCCCTTCGGGATGCCGGCGCGCTCGAGGATGCCCTGCTCAACGTCCAGGCGGCGGTCCAGATCGGCGTCGCCGGTGGAGCCAAAGGCGCGGGCAGCGGGCTCCGGGGCTTGCTGGCGCTCCCGGGCCATTTCAAAGAACGCGCGGACCAGCCGTTTCTTGAACTCCCGCACCACTGCATTGTTGCGCATGTAGGTCATCAGCAGCGTGGACTGCGGCTCATTCAGTATGGCGACCTCTCGATGCTGGGTGCCACCCCGGGTTTCAAAGGGTCGCATTTCAAATGCGACCCCTCCGAAGTCCTCTAAATCACTGACGTTCTGGCGCACAAGCTGAATAACCGTCTTGTGCGGATTGCCGACGCCATCGGCAATCGCCTTGGACGTAGTAACCGGGCAGCCGGTGTCGTCCAGGGTGACGATGGTATCGACGGGAAGGGAGGCTTGCTGCATGTCACACCTCGCAAGTGCTCGCACGGGCAGGAAGGTGGGCGGCAAGCCGGGTGCGAAGTCCGGCCTTTCGGGAGCTACCCTAGCCGCCCACGGGGATGCTACCCCTACTCGGGCAGGGCCGGCTAGTCCTCGCCCTCCCCCGATTTCATGGCATTCTTCACATTCTGCACGGTGCTGGTGCTGGCGCCGGCCAGCTTGGCGACCCGGCGCACGCTGAAACCGGCCTCCAGCAGCTCGGCAATCTTCTCGCGTTTCTCGAGGTTCTTGGGTCGCCCTTTGTAGACGCCGTTGCGCTTGGCGCGGGCGATGCCCTGGGCCTGACGGGCGCGGCGCGTCTCATAGTCGTCGCGGGCCATCTGCAACGTGATGCGCAGAATCATCGTCTGCATGGTGTCGAGCACGATGCGCGCCATGCCCTCGGCCTCGATCTCGGTCAGGTCGAGCATTCCGGGGACGGCCAGCCGGGCGCCCTTGTCCTCGATCGCGCGCACCAGCGCTTCGGCATCGGCCAGCGGCGCGCGGGTGATGCGGTCGATCTTCTCGGCAATCACCACGTCGCCGGGCTGGATCTCGTCAATCATCCGTTGCAGCCCTGGGCGGTTGGTGTGGGTGCCGCTGGCCTTGTCCGTGTAAGTGCCGGCGATGTAGTAGCCCTCGGCGCGGGCCTGGTCGATCAACTGGCGCTGGCGCTCGAGATCCTGTTGATCGGTCGAGACGCGCATGTAGATGCGAGCGGTTTTCATCGGCTACCTCGGTGGGTTGTGTGCGTTTCGATATGGTGTAGCGAAAACCAATGTAGCGGTTAGGGTCTGATATGGCAATAATAAAAACGCCCCACGGTGGCCGGTGGGGCGTTTTCGCTGAGATATACCCGTTTCGACACGCTACGCGGCCGGTGTCAGGGCCTTCTCGATGGTCATTCTCCCTTCCTCTCGGCATCCTTGGCTTCGTGGATCTCTTTCACCTCCGAGCGGCGCTCGGCCAGCCATTGGGGTTCGCCGCTCATCTTGCGTTCGTACTCGACGGACAGCGCCTCGAGTTCGTCGTCGGTCATGCCGCCCTCGGGTTCTTCCGGCTCCATGAGCGCCAGCTCGGAGCGGATGCGCTGCTGCAGGGTGAACGGCAGTTCGAGCCCCAGCTTCTCGATCTCCCAGCCGGTCTCGATCGCCGTCCAGCCTTCGTCGTCGGCGCGGGTCATGATGTCCGAGCGCAGCCGGGCAGCTTCGTCGGCGGTGTAGCTGACCCGGCGCGAGAGCGTGTCATGCACTTGCTGGAGCCAGGCCAGGCGGCGAGTGAGCTGGTCTTCCAGATCCTCGAACTTGGGCCGGGTGCGCTTCACCGATCGCTCCCGGCCGTCCGGGGTCTTCTTCTCGGCGATCTCATCCACCTGGTAGTCGGTGTCCGTCAGCTCGGCATAGTCGACCTTGGCATCCCAGGCAGCGCGGCTGCGCGTGACCATAATCAGCCGGCCCTTGGTCAGCCGGATCTCCTCGATGACACTCAGCAGGTCGTTGCGCCCATAGGTGTTCACCTCGTCCTGCACCTCGGGGGGCAGGTACTTGGAGTAGCCGCCGTGCTTGCGGGCGCGCTGGTTGCCGGGCTCGGCCGGAATCAGGTTGGCCCAGCCGGGGTGCGGCTTGCGGGCAGGCTTGTCGCTGCCGCCGGCATGTTTCCCGCCCCCGGGGAGGGTGTCGCCCTCCAGGGGTGGCGTGCGTGGCTCGCTTTTTTCTCCATCGCCCGGCTCATCGGCACCAGAGCCCGAGTCGCCCTCCCCCGAAAAGCCTTGGTGTCCCTGTCCCGATTCGTCAGGGACAGGGACAGTGCCCCCATTGCCCCCGATCTCGTCATCCCCGAACCGGGACCGCCAGTTGCGTGCCGTCTTGTAGCTGACTCGCCGACGCTTGCAGAACGCGGCCAGGGTTTCCCCTGACCGGGCATGTTCGCGCAGCAGCGTGAGCCAGTAGTCCCGCCCTCGCTTCTTCTCAGCCATGCGCGGCTTCCTCCCCCAATGATTTCCAGTCGGGCACCGTGCCCGGTGTGAACGGATGCCAGCCGTTGACCCAGCCGCCCTTGCCGCCATAGCGCACCCCCAGGTAGGCGATGGCCGCCTTCCAGCGCGGCACGTCCGGGGTGATGGCCAGCAGGTCGCGGAACAGCGCATCCCACCACGGCTTGGGCAGCAGCCCATGTTTGCCGCCCTGGGCATAGCCCCAGTCATGCGGCAGGCTGGCCAGTGCGAGGCCGCCATGCGGGGGCAGCAGCGACCACAGCCACCGCGGCGTACTCGCCAGGTCGGTCACGAAGCCGCGAGGCACGGTGACGGTGACGCCATCCCGGGCGCGATACTGGCCTTCGGCCGTGGTAATGAACATCGGTCGACCCTCGCCGATCCAGGGCGGCCGGGAGCCGTAGTACGGCACGACCCCCGGCACCTTGATGGCGTGGACCTTGGCCAGCGCCTTACCCATCAATGTCCTCCTTGAACTCGATGCCGATGGCTCGGCACAGGTCGAACAGCCTGACCCCGGCGACGCTTGCCGCTTCACGCCCGGCATCCCGCAGGCGTGGGTCGGTGGTCTCGCAGTAGGTCCGGGTCGTGTCGCCGAAGTGGTAGTCGTCATCGGCCGGGGTGACGAGGTTCGAGCAGCCGCCCAGGGCGAACGTGCCGGCGATGGACAGCAGGATGATGCGCTTTCTCATGAGGTTTCCTCGCAGGTTGAAGTCACGCGGCCGCAAGGGCTCGCGCGTGCCGGGCAAAGGCACGACTCAGGCGGGCGTCGTACTGGTTCTTGGCGTAGGCGGGGCCGTTGTAGCGCTCGGCGAAGTCCGCCCAGTCGTGGCCTTCCAGGGCGCGATGCAGGTCCGCGTCGGCACGGATGAACGCCACGAACATATCGAGTTGGCGCCCCTCGGAATGCGACGCCGCCCTTTCCATGGCCTCGGGTGTGTCGAAGCCCAGCGACGCATAGTGAAAGCCCATGATCTGGAACAGGCCCCACGATGCGGATTGCAGGGCCGCCGGCTCATTGATGGCTCGCGCCACGGCCAGCCGGTCGTGTTCCTGTCGCCCGCCCTGGTAGCCACCGGGCCGGGTGCTGACGATGCCGGGGTGCTTGGCAGCCCAGGGGGCCGGGTCGATGCCGGCGTCCTCGAGCTGGCGGCGCATCCAGTGACGCTCGAACAGAATCACCGGCAGTCCGCAGTCCAGGAAGCCATGCCCTCGGGACTCGACTTCGTTGACCGCCATCACCGCCGGGACCGACACGCCCAGGGCGTCGGCGGCCCGCTCGATGTCGTCCTGCCCCAGCAGCGCGGCCACGTCGAGGCCTTCCAGGGCCGCGAAGGTCTTGGGGCCGGCGATCCCGTCGGCCACCAGCCCCATCTGTCGTTGCGCGGCCCGAAGCACGCGGTTGGTGCCGTCCCCATAGATGCCGTCGACGCTGATCGCATACCCCGCGTCATCCAGGGCCTGCTGCAAGCGCATCACGTCGGGCACCGGCGACGACGGCTTGACCACCGCGGTCTTGAGATCCGCGGCGTCGTACCAGTTCGTGTCAGGCATGCTGGCCTCCGTCGTGATGGGAGTGATCGACGGCCACGCAGATGAGCACCATGGATGCGATGACGCGGGCCACGTCGAGAGGCAGGAAGGGGGCGGCGGCGGTGGCGATGAACACAGTCAGCGCCAGCAAGGCCGGCATCAGATAGCGGGCAGGTCGATTTCTCAGGTACAGGGCATGCACCAGGGTCAAGGTGGCCAGCGCCACCCCGCCCAGGCTGAACAGGTAAATGGCGCTCATCCGCGGTCGCCTCCATTTTGATCGCTGCCGAGGATCAAGCCGAAACGACGCCGGAGCATGCTGTCCGCCATCTTCAACAGGCTGCCTCCGGCATGACCGGACAGCGCGACCACGATGGCGGTCATGGGCCACGACAGGTCCATTTCCATGCAGGCATACAGCGCCAGCACGCCCGTCAGGGAGCAGGTGGCCAGTTCGCCCAGCAGCACGAGCCAGGAGAACGGCTCACGCTGGGAGCGGAATCGTTGGTAATAGGCCACCATCCCGCCCCATATCGCGAGAACCACCATCCAGGCGTTCTGCAGGAGCGTGGCCCAATATTGGGGGTCGTTTTCGGTCATAACGCCTCGCGTCGTCGTTGGGTTGCTGAATCACCCGTGCCGCGCCACGTCCCAGAGCCATGCGCCCAGGGCTCCGAGGGACGAAGCCAGGCGCAGCCACAAGGGCCAGGCGCTGGGGTCGATCGTCAGCGCGGTGAAAGCGCCGACACCGAAGGCAAGCAGGGCGAACATGAGCAGAGAGAACAGGGATTGCGTGAACAAGGTTTTACCCCACAGGTAAGTTCACGCTCATTGTAACGGTGTAAGGGGATTTTTCGGACCCGAGGCGAGAATTTTTCGCGGGCTTGGGGTGGAGCGTTAACCGTGAGGCAGGACGGCTGTCATGCGCCTCCCTATCGGGCGGGTGTGTAACCTTCGGCAAGGTTGCGGTGAAGGTTACATGGTCAGCCGCAGGCCACGGATGGCGGGGCTTTCAGCGATGTCGCAGGGGCGTTTTTTGTAACCTGTGCAACCTCCCCATAGGACTTTTCCTTTCGCGAAATAATAGCCCCTATTTAGCCCCCTTCTATTATTTCCAACTCTCTCAAGTCTGCTGACTATAAAAAGGTTACGGTGGTTACGGTAGAATGGCTGAAAGCCTTGCGTGGCGCGGCCTCCAGCGGTGTGTAACCTCCCCGCGCAAGGTTCCAAAAGGTTACGGTGGTTACGGTGCTGGGGCCTCGCGAAACCGGCCCGGCTCCCCGCCGTGGGTGGCGCTGGTCGGGCGCGACGTGTAGGCTTTGCCGCGTCCGGGTCGAGAGGCTGAAATACAAGACCCTTGTGGAAATACAGCCCGGGGGCGTGTGCGTCCCCGATTGAGGCCCGGACGCTTGCCGACTCCCCTGGTGCCTTACCTGTCGCGTGACAGACCCTTACCTGCCTCCGTTTGCCTTATTTCATGGCGTGAAATACCATTCCCCTGACTTACGACCGATTGGAGACCAGGGTGAAGCTCAAGGAATACCGGGAAACCGTCCGCCGCATCGGACCCGTCGAGGCCGCCCGCGAGCTGGAGGTCAGCTATATCCGCTACTGGCGATGGGAAACCGGCGCCAGCACGCCCAACGCCAAGGGGTTGCGCCGGATTCGTGACTGGAGCGACGGCCAGGTCACGCCCAACGATTTTGTCTGAGTGCCCGCGAACCGTGCGCCACTCGCCGCATGGCGGAGGGGTGCGGGGTTGGCTTTTGCCGGAGGTGCCGCCGCCATGCCATCGAGCCCTTTGAAGCCCTCGAAGCGCCGGATCGACGCCGGGGAAGCCGCCTTGTGGCTGGGCATCCTGTTGGACGCCACCTTCGACCCGACCTCGCAGACGCTCAACCTCGCCGCCCGGGCCGAAGCGATGAATCGCGATGCCCCGCCCCGATCGGCCGGGGGTGGCTGGAGCGCTCGCCTGGGCCGGGCTGAACTGCTGGCGCTGGCATCGGACTTCACCAACTACCCCGAGGACTACCCGCCGCGCCGGCAAGCCGACATGCTGCTGGCCTGGGCGGAGCGCTGGGTCGACGCCGCGGCGTGGAAGCGCCTGCAGGGCCGCATCCGTCAACGGCGCTTCGTGTGGCGCCAGCGCGACGACACCGCCTGATGGCGTGAGAATCTAACGCCAAGCGCCAGCGCGGCCACCCTTCCCCATACCCCGCCGGATATTTCCTGCGGGGTATTTCTTTGCTTGCAACATTACTCATTAGGAAATAAAGTGGCCGTCTATTACCTGAAATGGAACAGAGGCCGCCCATGTTCTTCAAGAACGCCCATGTTTACGCCCTGCATGATGCCCCGCCGCTGACCGACGACGCGCTGACCGGGATGCTGGAGGAACACGCCCATCGCCCCCTGGGCGATTCGGAGAAAAAGCGCCTGGGCTGGACCAAGCCCGGCGGCCCGGGAAGCCAGGTTCGCCTCCACAGCATCAACGGCCAGCGCCTGCTGACCGTGCTGCGCCAGGAACGGATGCTGCCGCCCAGCGTGGTCGCCGAGGAAGTCGAGGAGCGCGCCGCCGACCGGGAAGCCGCCGAAGGCCGCCCGTTGCGCCGTCAGGAAAAGCAGGCGCTCAAGGAACAGGTGTACGAGGAGCTGCTGCCGCGGGCCTTCGTGCGCAGTCAGCGGATTGACGTGTGGTGGGACACCGTGCGCTCGCGCATCGTCGTCAACGCCTCGAGCCGTGCCCGGGCCGAAGACACGCTGGACCTGCTGCGCCAGACGCTGGGCTCGCTCAAGGTCACGCCGCTGGCCACCCAGGTGACGCCGACCCGCGCCATGACCGAATGGCTCAACCGCTCCAGCAGCCGCCCCGGTTGGCTGGAACTGGGCGACCAGGTGGAGTTGAAGTCGACCACCGGCGATGACGGCATCATCCGGGCGCGCCAGGTGGACCTCGACGGCGAGGAAGTGCAGGCCGCCCTCGAGGCCGGCCGTCAGGCGTCCAAGCTGGCCTTCCGGGTCAACGAATCGGTCTCGCTGGTGCTGGGCGATGACCTGTCGCTCAAGTCGCTGCGCTTCGCCGACGCGGTGCTCGATGAGGCGGCTCAGGACGAAAGCGGCGATGACCCGATCGCCCGCCTCGAAAGCGACTTCCTGCTGATGACCCAGGTGCTGGCGCGGGCCGTCGAACAACTCATCGACGCGCTGGGCGGCGAAGCCACACCGGCCCTGGCCGACGGCGAGGCCCCCGACATGCCTGCGCCCGCCGCCGACGACGACGCGGACCCGCTCTACGGGGATGCCGTGGCACTGGTGACATCGACCCGGCGCGCCAGCGTCTCGGGCCTGCAGCGTGCGCTCAAGCTCGGCTACAACCGGGCGGCGCGGCTGATCGAATCCATGGAGGCCGCCGGCGTGGTGTCGCCCATGGATACCAACGGCCAGCGGACAGTCCTCGGGGGTGCGGCATGAGCGACGCCATGGACATGCCGCGCGACCTGCGGCTGGTGGTCGAGAACCTGCAGGATTCGGCCGCGGCCCGGGAGCTGGAGAGCCTGGCCGGGCAACTGGCTGGCGACTTCCCCGAGGCGGCGCATCACCTGCGCCAGCGCGCCCGCCATCTGTTCGAGCAAGCCGAACATCGCCGTCGGCGGGCCGCCACCGTGGCCCGGGGAGCGCTGGCGTGACAATGATCGACCTGCCCGCCGTCTGGCAGGCCACGCCCCCGCGGCTGGCTGACTTCGAGGCCATGGGCCTGAAAGCCCTGGACGAGCGGTTCTACTGGGTCCGCGGCTGGGGTTTCAACCGGCCGGTGATCTGCCGCGTGACGATGGGCCTGCGGCGCCGGGACGGCAACCGCTTCGCCCCCGAGCTGAACTACTCGATCCTTGGCGGCGACATGGACCCGCGCCATCCGCTGATGTGGGAGAGCGACCTGGCGCCCCAACTGGAAGCCGAGCACCGGACCCGCGAGGGCGACGCCTGGCGCTTCGGGCGGGGCTGGCGCCCGCTCGAGTGGGCCGGCCCGATCGCCGCCCCGGAGCCCGACGCTGACGACCTGGACGATGCCGCCGCGGGCTACGGCATCGCCCTGGGCGACCCGGTAATGACCCCGGCCGGGCTGGGCATCATCGACGCCGTGGACGGCAAGGTGAACGGTCGCCGCGACTGGCGCGTGCGCCTGGCCGCGACCGATGAGCACCGCTGGTATGCCGAGCTCAATCTGGTGGGCCTGACCGCCGGCGCCCGGGCGGGCGTCAAGACGCTGTGGGCGCGTGTCGACCACCTCGAAGCCGATAACGCCCGCCTGCTACGCGAGGTGACGGGCGAATGAGACGCCGCACCGAACGCCGCTTGAAGAAGGCCATCGTCTACACCGGCTGCCTGGCCCTGGTGGCCCTCTCGTACTGGAAGGCCCTCGAACAATACCGGGAGTGCCGCGCGGGCGGCGAATCCCGCTGCTACTGCACCCTCGAACACCTGGTCCGCTGACCGAACCGCAAGGAACGAACCATGAATGACACCACCCTGGCTCGCAATGCCGAGATCCTGCGCGCCATGAGCAACCCCTTCCGGCTGTCCGCCCTGGTGCTGCTGGCCAGCTCACGCGAAATGTCGGTCACGGCCCTGAACCGTCGCATCGCCCTGAGCCAGTCCGCCCTGTCCCAGCACCTGGCCATGCTTCGCCGCACCGGGCTGGTCGACACACGCCGCGAGAGCCAGACCGTGTACTACTCGCTGGCCAGCGAGGAAGCCCGGTCATTGATGGCCACCCTTGGGCTGATCGCCCGCGACGACGACTTGGGAGAGACCGCATGAAGATCCACCTGGGCGGCCAGCGGGGCCGCGTCACGATCGACGGCCGCGACTTCGAGGGCCGCAACATCACTATCAACGGCGACAAGGTGGTGGTCGACGGCGAAGTGCAGGACGGCTCCCTGGTCGGCCCGGTCTACGTGACGGTGCAGGGCGATGCCGAGTCCGTGGAGACGACTTCCGGGAATGTCCGGGTAGACGGTTCCTGCAGGGAGGTCAAAAGCTCCAGCGGGGACATTATCTGCCACGACGTGGCCGGCGATGTCCGCACCATGAGCGGCGACGTGGAGGTCAGCGGGAGTATCGGCGGCAGCGCCAGCACCATGTCGGGCGACGTGATTCAGCGGGGGGAGTCATGACTGCCACCTGCATCTACTGCGACTACCAGGTGCGCCATGGCGCCCGCTACGGCGTGCTCCAGAAGGACGCCTATCGGGCGCTGATCGAGCACGACTGGATCTGCCCGAAGAATCCGATTGCCCGCGAGCGTGACGAGCTGGCGGCGCATGTATGGCGGTTTCTTGAGGCCACCAGCGAGGAGGCGCTGGCCGATGACGACTGGACTTTCGAGCTGGACGAGGTAAGGAATAGCTCGCCCGCCGCCAGCCTCGCCCGCCGCGATGCACGAGTGAAAGCCGAAGGGCTGGAGGAAATGGCCGAGGTGATTGCTCGGGATGACGAGTGGACCGCCGACTGGCTGCGCCTGCACGCCAAGAAGCTGCACCGCCAGGCCAAGGAAGGCGAGTGATGATTCGCCACCGCCCTGCCCTGCGCCGCGGTCGCGGCCTGGACTACTGGTGCCCGGGCTGTTGCCGCCACGTCGGCGCCAGCGACAAGACCGACCTTGACCCCGAGACGTTCGAGCGCATCGAACTCGACTACTGCAAACGCTGCGGCTCACGGGACAGCCGCGAAGTGAACCGGAGAATCCAGCATGTCGCACGCCGCTAATGATCGCCAGGCCCCGGCCAACCGTCGTGAGCGCCGCGCTGCCGAGAAGAAGGCCGCCGTTTCGGCGAAGCGGGCCAAGTACCTGCGGCGGACAACGAACCGCTACGCCCGGACCTTCTATGAGGTTCGACGCCAGAGCGGGTTCCTGCACTGGGGCTTTTCGGTGCCATTGCCGCTCGATGTCAGCCGCGACGACCTGCACGACATGACCATCTGCGTGCCGATGCAGTGGAGCGTGCTGGCCATCGCGTACTTCCGCAACCCGGACGGCGGCAAGGAGTACCTGGATTCGGTGGAGATCCGCACCGACCAGGCGTTCACCGCCGTCGGTCAGGGCATCGTGCCGTTCCTTGAGGCTGCCATGGAGGCTGCCGAGGCCCGCGGCAACCCCAATCACCTGGTCGACCGCGTGACCATCATGAAGCCCTGGGCGAAAGGCTCCCCGGGCATGGCGCCGATCCTGTACCGCCACCAGCACGACCTGGACCTGACCGATCAAGCCATCGAGGACATCATCAATGCCGAGTAATCCCCCGCTGGCCTATGTGGCCGGCCCGTACCGCGCCGCCACGCCGCTGGGCGTCACCGTCAACGTCAACCGCGCCCGCCAGGTGGGCGTGCTGGTCGCCGAGCGCGGCTGGCACCCCATCGTGCCGCATAACCTGTCCACCGGCCTCGAGCACGTCGGCGATGACGACTTCTGGCTGGCGTTGACCCTGAACGTCATGGAGAAATGCGACGTGGTGGTGGTGGCGCCCAACTGGCAGGCCAGCGACGGCACGCGCGCGGAGATCGCGCGGGCCGAGGAGCTGGGGCTGCCGGTGTACTTCGATGTCGGCGAGCTGCCGGCGCAGCCCGCCGCCCTGGAAGTGGAGTGAGCCATGTTATTCACGGGAGCCCCGGTGCTGTCGCCTGTCGGCGTGGGCGAGCTCATGGACCGCTGCCCGGGCGGCAACGGCCGATCGTGGTGGGTGCGTCTGGTCGATGGCACGGAACGGCCGTTTCGGGAGTCGGAGTTGGTCCGGCTGGTGCCGGCCGCCTGAGCCCGCTTGTATCGAAAAGCGTGTCGGTTATTGGCATGAGAACAACGACAAACCGTGCATTTATTGGGTGCGTGTCGAATGAGGCTTATTTTTCGAAACGAGCGTATTAAAGTAATGGTGTAATGCCTTTTAAAGCGTAGACAAAAAAAGGCATCTAGGGTAAATTACCCGCCATAAGTTTTCCTTAAAAGTAATCATTTGGGTGGCACAAACCATAGAGACAAAAATGTGCCGCCATACCATACAGGTTGCCCCGTATCCCAGTCGACACCGCCCAAGGACGGGCGTATCTCGCAAGCGACAAGCGCCATGAAGGGACTCCGCGCCAATTCATAACCTTTCCGATCGCCGGCCCCAGCGCCGTTGCGAGACGGAATTTTTCAGCAGGTTTCAGCCTATAAATCGCGAGTATTTCGTTGAACGGGCTATCCCAATAAACCTGGTTGAACCATAACACGCGGCGGAATGCCCGAAGGGAAAGAGGAAGTCAAATGGGTTCTAGTGACAGCAAGCGTGCGATTGATGCGGTCGAGAGCGCGCTGGAGTGTGTGCGGGAATCGCAGTCGGTGATGCAGGCCATCATCAGCGAAGGGGCCAAGGAAAACCCCGACACTCAGCAAATGATTCGGCTGGCGCGGACGGGGAGCGTGCATGCCGAGGCGGTCATCGAGAACCAGGAGTTCGAGCTGGAAACCCTAACCGATCTGCTGGACACAGACGGTAAATAGCACGAAGGGCTGCACTAAGCAGCCCTTCTTCATTTCCTCCCCCGCTTTCCCGATTCCCTGTCACGCTCCCCCCGGCCCCTGGCCACCCCGCTGCTTCGGCGCCGGCATCCGGTAGACATTGCCCGCGGCCGCCCGGCGCGCCTTGGCCCCGGTCAGCTTGCGCAGGAACGCCCCCGCCGTGGTGGCCTGGCTGCGTGTGGGCTTGTCGATGCCCGCGTGAATCAGCACCTGAGTCGCCGTCATGTCGACGGTCGAGTGTGGATCGTAACGGTAGACCGGCGAGCCGTTGGCGTCATAGCCCACCTCGACCTCGAAGCTGCTGAGGATCATTTCCTCGAGCGGGTCGACCTGCTCGAAGCGGGTATTCGACCCGGCAAGCATGGCTTCCTCGGCCGGGCTCAGGTAGTGCTTCATGCCCTGCTCGAGCAGGTGATGGCACTGCGCCCAGGCCTGCTGCATGTCGATGTCGTGCTCGTGATCGAGCGCCAGCACCTCGATTGCCCACCAGCGTGAGTTGCCGGTCTGGTCCTGCATGAAGCGGTCTTCGTTGACCGACGCGAACAGCGCCGTGCGCCGCGGGTATTCGCTGTCCTGACGATCATAGGGGCGGCGCAGCTTGTCGGTCTTCTTGGTGATGAACGCCTTGAGGCGGGCGATGTCCGCCTTGCGGAATGTCGCGTCCAGCTCGCCCAGCTCGACCAGCCAGTGCGACAGCACCGTGGCCACGGTGTCCTTGTCCGCGGGGTCCAGGTGCAGGCCGTCGGCAATGCAGCTCGTCAGGCCGGTCGACTCCGGGACCAGGGCGCGAAACCAGCTCGTCTTGCCCTGGGACTGTTCGCCGGTGAACACCAGTACCGATTTCGACCAGATATGGCCCTGATTGTCGGCCAGCGCCACGGCGCCGAGCATCCACTTGACCAGCAGCAGCTTGGCCAGCTTGGGGTCGACATCGGGCGCCAGCGTCAGGGTGTTGAACAGGTCCGTCAGGTAGTCGTGGCCGTCCCAGGGGCGCGACTTGATCCAGGCGACGATCGGGTTGAAGCGTTGACGATCGGCGATCGCCTTGACCTTGGATTCCACGTCCTCGCGGGGCAGCTCATTGCGCGCGCACAGGTCGCGGATCTTCGACAGCGAGACGTTGTTGCGGTTGTCGATGCTGAAATTCTCGCCGGGTACGTCGATCTCCACGTCCTTGGTGATTTCGTTGTAGCGCATGGTGATGCCGTACTGGCGGGTCATCCACTCGAGGTTTTCCTCCGTGGGCAGCGGCTTGCCGACCGAGCCGCGCTTCTGGTTCGGCCAGGAAAAATCGTCCACCACTTCCGAGTGGTCGCGGATATTGAGCGCCGGGCGCCCCTCCCCTTCCTCGCCGCTCTCGACCTTCTGGCGGTATTCCGGGTCATGGTGCAGCCGCCAGAAATGCACCGCGCCGTCGAACTGGTCGGCCACCTGGCGGGTAACTTCGGCCTCGCCCGACCACTGGCGCAGGTCATCGAAGTCGACCTTGCGGGTGTCGCCGTCCGGGAGCGTCGGGGCGATGAACGGCAACCGCAGGGCCGGGTCGGTCTTGAGGTTGGCGGCCAGCGTCATGCCCGGGTTGCCGGGGGTCGACTGGTCGTTGTCCGCGGCCAGGATGACCGGCGTGCCGGGGTATTTCTCCATCAGCGCCGCCGCCACGCCGGCCACGTTGCCGCTGTCGAAGGCGACGATGATCGCCACCCGGCGTTCGCCGAAGGCGCGCGTATGCAGCAGGCTCGCCCCGGTCGCATAGCCCTCCACGATGACCAGGGCGTCGGGAGCACCGCCGCTCCAGCCGTCCGGCATGACCGGCATGTAGCCCAGTTTTTTCTGGCCGCCCATCAGGAATCGCTTGCTGCCGTCGCGGGCGATGCGCTGGACGTTGATGAGCCCGGGGGTCGTCGGGTCGGCGGAGTACACCGGCAGCAGCAGGTCGCCGGTGTCGACGATGGTGGCCTGGGGGTACCACTGGCGGTAGGTATGGCTGTACAGCCGGCCGCTCAGGCGGTGTGCCGCGACCCGGACCCGCCCCTGAATCGACAGCCCCTTGTTGAGCAGGTAGGCGTGGGATTCGGCGGGGTCGACGCCCTGGGCGGCCTGCCAGGCCTGGGCCGCAGCCTCGGCGGCGGCCTCCTGGGCTTCGCGCTTGATGGTCTCGTTGGCGATCGCCTGGCGCTGCGCTTCCTGACGGGCTTCCTTGATGCGCTCGCGATACGCGGCGTGGCGGTCGAGGTCGACCACCACGTCGTCCTTGTGGCTCTCGAACGAGCGCCACACCAGGTCGCGCGGCTTGAAATACACGTTGTCCAGGCGTTGCTTGAAGCTGCCGAAGGTCACGGACGGCCATACCGTGTCGTCGCCGTCCGTGACCAGGTTGGCGATGTAATACTGGCGCTGGTCGTCCTCCCCTTTCAGGTTGCGCAGGTAGTGGCGCTGGCCGTCGGTGACGATCTCGACGCCATCCAGGCTGGCCTCGACGCGCGCGGCGTGCTCCATCAGTTCGGGCCAGAAATGCTGGATCATGTCGGCCGGCTCGCAGAACGTGAGCCCGGCGACGAAGTGGGCGAACTTGCTTTTTCTGCCTGCCATGGAGGGTCAGCCCTTGTCGTACTGGGCGGTCAGCGCCAGCGCGTCGTCAGGGCTGGTGACGACGCCGGCCAGGGCGCCGCGACGTTGCAGCAGGCTCAGGTGCTTGGCCTGCTGTTCGGAGGGTTTCTTGCCGGGGCGCTTGACCTCGAGGCCGGTGTAGACCGGCAAGGTGTGCCCGACCATTTCCGGGGTAATGGTCACATCGGTCATGCCGAACAGGTCGGGAAAGCCCTTGGGCAGCCCGGTCTGGAACGGCCGCGGCTCGTAAATGGTGAGGCTGCCGTCGCGGTTGCGCACGATCCGGTTGCCCGTCCAGGCCTGGCCCACGTTGGCCCGCCAGTAGACGCCGCGCTTGTGCTGACTCAGCGCCAGCCGGCACTCATTCTGGATCTTGTGCTCGCTCATTGGGCGGCTCCCTGGTTGTCACGGTCGTAGACTTCCACCGGCGGAATCGGCGGCAGGTGGCGCGGGGGCTTGCCGCCGCGGTACTTGCCCTGCTGGGCGGCCAGCTTCTGCCGGTACTTGATATGCGCCCAATTGGGCTTGTAGCCGTACTTCTCGGCCAGATACAGCAGCTCGGGCAGCGATTGGGCTTGCTCGATCTCCTTCTTGCGCTGGCGCTTTTCGTCGGCGCGGCGCTTGACTTCCTCGAGCTGGCCGTCGACCTCCTCCACCTTGCGGGCCTGGGTCTCGTAGGCCTCGCCACACTCGGGACACTGGGGCGGCCCCGGGCGGTGGACGTGGCCGCAGGCCTCGCATTGCTTGATCGGCGCCGCCGATTCGCTGTCACCGGCCTTCTTGCCCTTCTTCTTGCCGGCCAGCGACCAGTCGCGGTCGTCGTCGGGCAGGCCGTGGCGCCGGGAGTTGCCGACATGATCGAGGATGACCGCGTAGGGCTTGCCGTCGGCGGGGCGGAGGGACCGAGCGCAGTTGCCGACAATGGCGACCTTGCCGTTGCGGCGCGTGACCAGCGTTCCCAGCGCATTCTCCACGCACCAGACGCGCTCACCGGGGGCGTGATCGACCTCCGTGAAGCGTGAGCGTCGATACTGCCTTCCGGCACCGATACGGCCGTCCTTGACTGACGTGCCGGCGATGGTGGCGTGTTGCGTGTCATTTATCTGGAGCGACCACCAAGGGCCTTTGTCGCCTTTCTGGTAGATGCTTAGGTTGCAGCGATAGCCTCTCCGCACCAGCAGGGACTGCAGGCGCTCGGCCATAACTGAGTTGTCGCCGCATGTGATGAACATGGCCTTCTTTCCCTGGCGCGACTTGTGCCCGTTCGCGCCGTCACCAAGATTGAGCGTTTCCAGCAAAATGCCTAACTGGCGGCGGGTCAGGGACTCGTAAACTTCCGGCAGCGACTTATTGATCCAGGGCGCGAGTCGCGCCCAGCCGCTAAGGTGCTTGTCTCGCCCGCGAGGCTGTCCGCGAGACACCTGAAACTGAACGAGGTCCGGGCAGTGGGATTGATCGCCTTTTCGCTTGATGCGGTATTCGCTGAACTTGAACCCGCAACCGCGCAGCGTGCGGCGAATAGAGTCAAGGTGGCGATGTTTGGCTGACGACTGCCCAATCCTGACCACATTGTTCGATTTGTCGTGAGTGCCATCAGAAAGGAACCAGCCAAGAAAACGCAGCTCGTCATCGGCCAGGCGTGCAGGGTGGCCTGGCTCCTGCGTGGCGGAAACAGGGACGGTAAACATGCTCCGGCGCAGCGCCGCTGCCTGGGCATCTTCCTTGATCCAGCGCTTAGAAGTGCCTGACCTCCCCCTGACGATCATCTGGTGGCCGTCAGTGACGCGAATGTTGAGATGGGGGCCGGAAACGGCATACATGGCTTCGCCCGAGGCAAGCGGCCTATCCACGCGACTCAGAATCGGCTCCCATTGGATGGACTCGATGGAGGTATCAAAGGCCGCAACGATGTCGTCATCGCTAATATCTTCACGCCCAACCCATCCGCGCTGAGTGAGTATTTCCGTTTTCTCGTCCAGACACTGCTGAATCCAGAGGGATTCCGACTGAGTGGCCCTGAGCGATATGCACACTTCGATAGCAGGCAAATCGAATCCCTCGCTGACCAGATCCACCGTCACCAGGCCGTGCAGGCGGCCATCCGCCAGCGCCGCGACGCGCTGGGCGACCAGATCGTTGCCGGCGTCGTCGCGCCCCTTGCCACGCAGCGTCCCGTCGAGCACCGCGAAGCGGTAGCCCGCGTCATTGAAGCGCTGGCACACGTCCTCGGCGTGGCGCCGGGACATGCAGAACACCACCGCGGGCTTGCCGTCCGCGTGCTGACGGTAGTGCTCGATGGCGTTGCCGGTGATGGTGGGCTTGTTGATGCGCTCCTCGGCATCCTTGCGGTTGTAGTCCCCGGCGGTACGGCGCACGCCCTTCATGTCCACCGCCTGGCCGGGGGCGAACATCTTGTAGTCGCACAGGTTGCCCAGCGCCATGAGCTCGGCCGGCGACGGGCCTTCCACGATCGCGTCGAAATAGCCGCCGTGGCCCTGGCCGAGCCCCTTGCCGTCGAGCCGGATCGGCGTCGCGGTCAGCCCCATGCGCAGCGCGCCGGCATGGTTCTCGAGCACCCGGCCCCACAGGCTGCCTTCCGTAACGTGGTGAGCTTCGTCGCTGATGATGAGATGCGGGCGCCAGCTCATCTTGCCCATGCGCTTGGCATAGGTCTGGACGCTGGCGACCTGGACCCGCCTGGCGAGATCGGGGCGTTCGTGGGCCATGATGAGCCCGTGGGCCACCCCGTAGGCCGTCAGGGCCTGAGAGAACTGCCGCGCCAGCTCCTGGCGATGCACCAGGATCAGCACGTTGCGCCCCTGCCCCTGGGCCTGGTCGATCATGTAGCACGAGGTGAACGTCTTGCCGCCCCCGGCCGGGAGCACCAGCAGCGGCGCCCGGCTGCCCTGGGAAAAGGCCACGCGCACGCCGTTGACGGTGTGCTGCTGGTAGCCGCGCAGGTGGTGCCAGTTGGCATTGTCGTCCGGGCGCTCGACCGGAATCGTCATCGCCTGAATGTGACTCATGCCGCCTCGCCCACGTCGAACAGCGGATGGCTGGCGCGCTCGCCCATGCCGGCCAGGCAGTTGGGCGTCACGGCCCCGCAGGTGAAGCGATAGATCGCGCGCATGTTGGCGGGGCTGGGCATCTGGCCCTGCTCCCAGCGCCAGTAGATCGCCGGCTTCACGCCCAGCCAGCGCGCGGTTTCGTGTCCGGACATGCCCGTGACGTGCCGCCGGTATTCGATCAGTGTCATGGCCGTCTCCGTTACCTGAAAAGTAGGCGAGAAGTTACCTTAAAAGTAACGAAGGGGGCAAGGCGTAGGCCGCCCGTTACCGTTGGCGGGACGTTGCGGCGGGTGTTGGCGACAGGATATTTAATTTAGGGTAAAGTATTATGCGGTGTAACTTTAAAAGAAACGCTTTGGCACGATTCGCAACGATGGGGCGTCCTAAGTAAATGCCGAATGTCTCACGATAAGATAAAAGGCGTGCCCGGCAGGGAAGCCACGTTGTGTTCTTTGGCGATGGCGACTGATGCGTCGATTTCGGCATGACATGAGAGCGTCACGCCCTTCGCAAAATTAGGGAGAGGGTATGGAACTGGCAATTCGTGAAATCCGGTCACGGCAGGGCATGAGCATTACCGAACTGGCGCGCCGCCTGGATACGTCGGCGGCCAATGTGAGTCGTTGGGAGCGCGACCCGCAGCGGATCAACCTGGTCACGCTGACGCGCATCGCCGAGGTGCTGGGCGTCCCCCCGCAGGCTCTCATCACTCCCTCGAGCTCGATAGAATATGCCCGACGGACGCCGACGATCGTGACGGTGCGCAACCTGATGGAAGGCGCCGCCGATCTGCCCTTCGACAATCGGTATCTGGCGACTATCACGGGGACCAAGGCCTCGGAGCTGGCCGCGCTCATTGTCGAGGACGATGCGATGTCGGCGACATTGAACCCCGGGGACATTGTATTGATCGAGCCATGCGAGCGGGTGAAGAAACCCGGGTTGTACGTCAGCGCCTCGGAGGCGAGCAGCCCGCGAATCCGCCGCGTCATGCCCGGATTGACCGATAACTCAATTAGCATATTAACAGACAATGAGGATTACCCGAATTTCGATGATCGGCCGGAAAGCGCGTTTCCCGTTACCGGGAGGGTAGTCTGGATCGGCAGCCGAGCTTGACTAGGATGAGAAAAACCCCATAGCATTACCTTTCAAGTAACACCGGGCGGCCTGACGGCTGCCCTTTTTTGGCTTTCTCGCTTACCTGACAGGTAAGCGCTGACTCACCTTTATGCCATGTGGGGTAAAAATGGAGCCTTCCGCACCGCCCTCGCCCGGCGTCTATGCCGATATTCCGAATGCCGACTACCACACCGGCCCGGGCATCTCGAAATCCGGGCTGGATCTCGTCAATCGCAACCTCGCGACCTATCGCCACGTCGTCACCACGCCGTCCGAGCGCAGCGAGACCCCCGATCAGCGCATCGGCAGCGCGTTGCACGCCGCGGTGCTGGAGCCGGAAGCATTCACGCGGGACTACTGCCGCGCGCTGCGCCGCCAGGACGTGCCCGAGGCCGTCGAGGATCGTGACGAGCTGGTGGCCATGGTCGAGAAGCTGAACCAGGAGCGCATCGCCGCCCACCCCCACGCCATCCGGGGCACTGACGAGCTGGTCGCCCGGATTCAGGAGCTGAACAAGGATCGGATGCCCAAGCTCTCCATCGCCGGCAAGAAAGAGGAACTGATCGCGCGGATCGTGGACGAGATTCACGGTGGCGACGGCGATGCGGCGCACGAGCTGGAGGCCATGAAGGTCGGCGAGCTCAAGGCCATCATCCAGGCCGAGAACGAGAACCGCTCGGGGCTGCTGTCCACCAGCGGCGACCGCAAGGCGCTGGCTGCGCTGCTGCGCGACAACGGCGAAACGGTCGAGCTGTGGTCGGAAATCTGTGACTCCTTCGAGGCCGAGCACGGTTTCACCTACACGCTGGGCACCAACGTCAGCCGTCACGCCATGGCCGAATGGCTCAACGCCAACGGCGTCGATGTGACGCTGTGGTCCGACGTGCAGGCCGAATGGCTCGAGAACAACGGCCATCGCACCGTGCTCAAGGATGCCGAGTACGACCAGGTGCTGGCGATGCGCGACGCCGTTGCCCGCCACCCGGCTGCGGCCGCCCTGCTGCGCCAGGGCATCGCCGAACGCAGCGTCTACTGGCAGGACGAGGAAACCGGCGAGCTGTGCCGCTGCCGCCCCGACTACTGGGTGCCGCAGAAAGGCCTGCTGGTCGATCTCAAGACCACCGACAACGCCGGCCCGGAGGCCTTCGCGCGGTCGATCATGAAGTGGCGCTACCACGTCCAGCACCCCATGTACCTCGACGGCTGCAATGCCGCCATCCGCCAGGCCGGGCTCGACTGGCCCGAACAGCGGCTGTTCGCCTTCGTGGTGGTGGAAAAGCAGCCCCCCTACAACGTCGCCGTCTACGTCCTGGACGACGACTCCATCGCGATCGGCCGCCTCGAGTACCGCGCCGATCTGGCCGCCTATGCCGATGCCCGTCGGGATGACCACTGGCCGGGCTACGGCGACGGCATCCAGACCCTTTCCCTTCCCGAGTGGTACGTGCGCCGGCAACTGCCCGCCACCGCCGCCCCCTGATCCAAGGAGCACGCATGTCAGTCATCGAGATCCGCCAGGCCGAACGCCGCGGCGCCCGCATGGTCATCGGCCTGTCCGGTATTTCCGGGTCGGGCAAGACCTTCACCGCCCTGCAGCTTGCCTACGGCCTGACCAACGGCCAGGGCAACAAGGTCGGCTTCCTCGACACCGAAAACCGCCGCGGCTCGCTGTACGCCAGCGACGACACCTACCGGATGGTCGCCCAGTCGATGGGAATGCAGGAACTGCCCTCCCCCTTCCTGATCGGCGACCTTTACGCGCCGTTCTCGCCCCAGCGCTACATCGACGCCATTCAGGCGTTCCAGCAGGCCGGCGTCGAGGTGCTGGTCATCGACTCCGTGACCCACGAATGGGAAGGCACCGGCGGCTGCGAGGAAATCGCCACCATCACCAGCTCGCGAATGGCGGACTGGAAGAAGGCCAAGGCCGAACACAAGCGCTTCATGAACGCGGTCCTGCAGTGCGACATGCACGTCATCTTCTGCATCCGCGCCCGCGAGAAAATGGACTTCGCCGATCCCAAGAAGCCGGTGAGCCTGGGCATCCAGCCGATTCAGGAAAAGAACTTCATGTTCGAGATGACGGCCAGCCTGATGATGTGGAACGAGGGCTACCACCAGCAGGTGCTCAAGTGCCCGTCCGAGTTGAAAGGCATCCTCGGCCGCGGCGAGGGCTATATCGGCGCGGCCGATGGCCAGGCCCTGCGTCGCTGGATCGACGGTGCCGGCGGCAGCCAGACCCTGGAGAAGTGGCGCCACCGCCTGCAGTCAATCACCGAACACGGCGAACAGTACGTGCGCGACGCCTGGAACCAGACCCCCGAGAAGGTGCGCGAGGCTCTGGGCGACGACTTCCTGCAGACGGTCCTCGCCAGCGCGCGGGCGCATGACGAGCACCGCCAGTCGCAGCGGCAGACCGCCGGCGGCAGCTCCAGTCACGCGGAAATCGCCGGGCTCATTGACGAGGCCGCCCCGGCTGACGAGACGGCGGCCGCCCCGGCCGCGGAACAGCCCGAAGTATGACCCTGCCCGCCCGTCAGCGGCGCGTCGCCTGTATCTGGCGGCGCGATGGAGGGCGCCAGCGCTTCGAGGTGCCCTTCCATTACCGGATCTATGTCGACGGTGACGCCCTGGTCATTGGCTGTCACCGCACCGGCTGCGAGGCCTGGCGGGCGGCTCGCGACACCATCCTGACAGTCACCACCGAGGTAGAACGCCAATGGCTGATCTAGCCGACCAGGCCAACGAACGCAATGAAGCCTTCCAGGAAGCCGCCCTGGGCGCTGCGCGCGCCCCCGTCCCGGCTTCGCCCAAGCCGTCCGGCGAGTGCCATCACTGCGGCGAACCCGTCGAGAGCCCCCGGCTGTTCTGCGATGCCGACTGCGCGCGGGGCTGGGATCGACTCATGAAACGGGGGATGCGGGCATGAACCTGACCGACTACCCCGCCGAAGCGATGAAGACCGCCGCCAGCATCACCGGCGGCAATGGCGTCAGCGCGGACCTGATCCACGCCCTCCAGGGCCTGTGCGCGGAATCCGCCAAGCTGCTGGACGCCAAGACCGGCGCCGAAATGCTCGAGGAGCTGGGCGACCTGCTGTGGTACTGCGCACTGATCGACAAGGACACCCGCGGCGAACTGTTCACGCGCTACCTGGCCGGCGAACGCGACGACGACAGCGTGACGCCCTATGACATCGTGGTCGCGGCGCTGCGCCTGCAGGGCGTGGTCAAGGCCACCTATGCCGATGGCCGGCCGGAGCCGATGATGCGCCCCGGCATCTGGCACGAGGCTCACAAGATCCTCTCCGCCATCGACGCCATCGCCGAACGGCTGGGGCTGTCCCTGGGCGACGTGGTGGAGCTCAACCTGTACAAGCTCACCCTGCGCCACCCGGCGCGTTTCGGGCTCCCCGCGGATCTGCCGCGTAGCCGCGCCGCCGAGCGCGCCCTGTTCCAAGCCCGCGAATCGGCCCTCCCCGTCATCCGCGAGGCAACCGCCTGGTGGCTGTGCCGAGAAAACGAGGTCGATGCCGTGCGGGACTGGCTGGGCAGCGATGCCTGGACCGCCAGGCTGCCCCTGAATGACGAGCGCCAGCCCGACTACTGGCTGGTCTACACCCTCCCCTACCCCGCTCCCGAGGCCGCCGCATGAGCCCGCATTACGACCTGACCACCTTGCAGGACGTGTACGACAAGGTGCCGGCCGCGCGCATCCCGCTGTGCCTGAGCGAGATCGCCGGCATCCTGCAGGCCGCCAAGCAAACGGTGGAAGATCACCCCGAAACAGAGCTGGCGCCGGTCTTTCCGATGACCTGGGTGGATGACGGCAAGAGCCATCGCTGGCTCGAGGTCCAAGAGGAAGGCACGCAGCGGGTCAGCCGCATCACGCTGGCGGACCCCGGCGAGCGCTTCGCCCGCGTCTTCGAGCGCAACAGCCGCCAGGTGCTGCTGGTCGCCGACACCAACGACGATGAAGCGCCGGCGATCCGGCTGGTCACGCAGTACCGGGGCGTGCAAAGCGCCCTGAGCATGGCCTTCGCGAATACCGACACCGGCTGGAACGAACGCGACCGGCTGATGAGCGGGATTCTCGCCGCCGACCAGCTCCCCGAAACCCTCGCGAACGTGGTGGACGAACACCACGCCACCCTCGATCAACTGGCCCAGGAGGCCGACTAAATGGCACGCGGCATCAACAAGGTGATTCTGATTGGCAACCTCGGGCAAGACCCCGAGGTGCGCTTCACGCCCGGCGGCACGGCGGTGGCCAACTTGAGCGTGGCCACCAGCGATAGCTGGATGGACAAGCAATCCGGCCAGCGCCAGGAGCGCACCGAGTGGCACCGCGTGGTGCTGTTCAACAAACAGGCCGAAGTCGCCCAGCAGTATCTCAAGAAAGGCGCCAAGGTCTACATCGAGGGGCGCCTGCAGACCCGCAAGTGGCAGGACCAGAACGGCCAGGACCGCTACTCCACGGAGATCGTTGCCAACGACATGCAGATGCTCGGTGATGGCGGCACCGGCGGCGGTCAGTCCCGCCCGGCCGGGCAGCCCCCGGGCGCACCGCCGAATGGTGCCCCCCAGGGCGGCCCGGGCTATTCGCAGCCGGCCCAGCAGCCGACTCGTCAGGCGCCGCCGGCACAGCCCCCAACGCCGGCGCCCCAGGCGCCAGCCCAGGGCGGCTTCGATGGCGACTTCGGAGATGACGAAATACCGTTCTAAGGACGACTGGAGGCTCCATGACCGCATTGCAACGACAGCCTGATCCGGGCCACTCCCTGCCCGAAGGCCGCGACCTCGAGGCGCTGATTCACCGCGCCTGGCATTGCCCCGACAGCGGAATCACCTACCGGGTGGAGGCCGTGGCCCGGGGACGGGGTTCGCTGTCCGGGGCGCCGGTGGTGTTCTACTCGCCCCTGGAAAAGCCCGCGGGAATCCTCGCGATGAGGCTGGCCGAATGGCCGGGGAACATGCAGCCCCAGCCCCTGGTGTAGCGTCAGGTGGTGGCAATCGGAAACAGGGTATTGCATTAAATGTAATACCGGGCTATCTTGTGAGGCATCGAAACGCACACAAGGAGCCACCCCATGAAAAAGCTGATTGCCATCGCCATCGCCGCCGCCCTGTCCGCCAGCCTGATCGGCCTGGCACTCGCCGGGCAAAAGGGGCCGGAATTGCATGAAATTCAGGCCGACCAGTATTGTCAGGACGTGGCCCAATGGCAGTATGAACAGCGCCATAATGTCCCCATGAATCAGCGCACAGGGACGCCAGATTGGCGTGACATTGCCGACACGGCCTGTCGCTGATCGACCAGCGAATCGTCACAAGGGGCTCCTTCGGGAGCCCTTTTTCGTGGGCGCTCGCTCGGCGGTGGCGCGTGGTTTGCTCGGGTTTTGCTCGCCCCTGCCCTGCCCGGTTGCTCGCCTTTTGCTCGGGTTTTGCGCGTGCAATGGGCGGCACCTCGGGTTTCGCTCGCCCTTTGCGCGGATTTTGCGCGCCCGCTTTCAACGCTATGGCTCGGGTTTTGCTCGCCTTTTGCACGCCTTTTGCACGCCTTTTGCGCGCGTTTTGGGCGATGCGCGGCTTTCGCTCGGGTTTTGCTCGGGTTTCGTGCGCGGTTTGCGCGATATTACACTTGATGCAATATGAAAAGGTGAGCTAGACTGCATGGGCAGTCGACAAAGGGGGTCGCGATGACCGACGAAAACCTTGAGCATTTGCTGCCCCGTAAAGCCGAGATCAACGGCGTGTCGAGCTGGGCAAGCGTGAAGCTGCGCTATATCCGGGAAGACCTGGCGCCGCTGATCGAAAAGGGAATCCCGATCAAGCACCTGTTGCGGTTGCTTGAGCCGCTGGAAATCACGCGGCGCCGGGAGACGGTCAGGCAGTTCCTGATTGATGAGTTCCCCGAGGAATATGCCCGCTACTACGCGAAGAAGGTCACGGCGGAACGCATCATGAGCGGGGATGATGTGGGGGGATCGCCACCGGAAGCGGCGCGGAAAAAGCCGGAAAGGGTGCCGATCAACCCCACGCTGGAAACGGCAGAAACCGTCCGAAAGGATGACGCGAATCGTCAGGCAAAGCGCCTGAATATCGATGACATGGCCAAAAGCATGAGCGACTTCTCGAACGGGAAGGCGTTAGAAACAAACGAGAGCGGAGACTGACCCATGATCCTGGTTATCAACACGAAAGGCGGCAGCGGCAAGTCCACCACGTCCATGCAACTGCTGGCGCCCTGGGTGCTGGAGCGCACCGGCAAGGCGGCGGTGGTCGAGCTGGATGACGAGAATCACGATAGCGCCGATTTCACCGATAGCGCCATCCATTCCGAGCGCGTTCGGGTCGGTCAGGAAGTGGATGCCGAGTTCGCCATCGATGAGCTGATGGCCCGGACGGACGATGCCTATGTCGTCGCCGACATCGGCGGCAACCGCACCAGCGCCATGGCCCTGCAGCACATCGGCGCCCGCGGCTATGATGCCTTCATCGACATGATCGTCGTCCCGGTCAGCGGCCCCGGTCAGGACGTGCTCAACGCCAAGAAGACGCTCGACCATGTGCGCGAGCTGATGCCGGACTACGCCGGCAAGATCCTGATGGTCATGACCCGCACCACCAGCACCGACGTTCGCACCGTGCGCCGCCGGATGCCCGACGCCTTCGCGCTGCTCGATCGCGAGAAGCTGGACGGCCCGATCATCCTGCCCACCGACAACGCCTTCCCGCTGTCGCGCACGCTGAAAATGAGCGTGTGGGAGATTGCCCAGCAGGGCGAGGACTTGAAGGGCCAGCTTCGCGAGGCGATGAAGAAGACCCGCGGCGATGCCGGCCGCCGGGAGGAAATGGCCATGCTCAACAGCGTGGTGTCCGATTCGCTCAAGATGCGCGACTACCTGAGCACCCAATTCGAGAACCTGGACAAGATTCTCGATCTGCGTGCCATCACACAGGCCGCCAAGGGTGGCAAGGACGCCGATAGCGCCCAAGGGAAGGGGAAGGCCAAGGCGGACGCCTGACGGCCGCACAACGCAGCAGAGAGCCCCGGTGACAGCCGGGGCTCGGACTCACCATCGCGGGAGAAGACCCATGAGCCGTATCTGGACCACCACAACCGCTTCCAAGTTCTCTTTTGCCGATGTCGCCATCGTCGCGGATACCGAAGGCCGGCGCGACGCCCTCTTGAGCGAGTGGGAGAAAGAGGCGGCTGCCGAGGAAGTCGTGCAGCTTGACCTCATGCCGGGTGAGTGCGCCTTCGGTCACGATGAGTTCACGCTCATCGAGAAGGACGCCCTCGATGAGCACTGCGGGCTGCGTGGTGATGCGGTCGACCTGACCTGGAACGATCTGATCGCCGATGGCGAAGGCGTCACGCTGATCCGGGTTGGCCTGAATGGCTGACACTCTCGAGCGACCTGAAAACCCCGCCATCCGGCGGGGTTTTTCGTGGGCGCTCACCTAGTAGCGAAAGCCAGTAAAGCAATCTATTTGCCTGGGGAATGCCATTTTTTTGACAATTTATTACCTGCGAGGTAATTTCTCCCGGACATACACGCACTGAGGTGTCGCTTTATGGCCAACCCTACCCCCATCACTCCGCCGCCCGGCCGTGGCCGACCCAAAGGCTCGAAGAATGCCCTTCCCAGCCCCGCGCGGCTGCGCGAATACCGCCGCACCCTGCGCGAAGCGGCCGATGCCGGCGATATTCACGCTGCCGGCTGGCTGCTGACCGTCGATGCACTGGAGCGAAGGCAGGCGGGTGGAAAGGAGTAGCCCTAGAATCATTAAAAACATGCTCGACAGATGAAATCAAGGTGATCTGGGTGCCGAAAGAATCTCCAATTCTAGCAATCCCTGTCAACATGACTGCTCGAAGGGTGGCCAGTAAGGGTTTTTCATACAGCTTTCTGGACTATCAGAAAAAGACTGAACACCGACGCCATTGGGCAACTCCGCAGCCAACTAGGGGGCTCCCTGCGAACGCGCCAAACATTCCTGACTTGAGGGGACACACCTTTGGAAAGCTAAGGGTTATCGGCCTTCTAAGAGATATACCCAAAAAGTGGCTGGTACGCTGCGTGTGTGGCGCCTATGAGGCCAGGAGTACGAAGGCCATCAGGAATGAGAGAAATACAGACGACGCATGTATCGAATGCCGAACCATGGCATGGAGAAAGCGAGAGCATGAGAGGTCGGCTTTCTTCAAAAAGCATGGTTGCTGGCCGAGCGAGTCCAGCGGCGCAGACGCCAAGAGGCTTGTAGAAAAGTGGGACGGGTAAGCGCTCGCAAATAAGTGAAGGAGTGGAGATATGAGTTACGCTTTCAGAGAAATACTTGGTGAAGAAGATAAGCCGTGCCCTGATTGCGGCGAGCAAATGCTTTCTGTTGTTCGCAGCAAAGCGTTTTCGGACAATGGGATGGATGCGTACGTAATTAGGTGTGGCGAGTGCGAAAGCGTTTTTGAGGGAAGGTCAAAGCTGCCTGTTATCGGAATCCAGGTTTTTTCTGAGACTTACCAGAATCACGGGAATGAGAGAGTTAAACTGAGAGAGGGGTGGCTTGTAGGCGACATAACTTCATACGTCCATGAGGTTAAAGATCGGCCTTTTGTCCCTCCCGCAACTTTTGGGGCCAATGATGCCGAAGATGAACTTCGGGATATGAAGGTGGCCGGCAGTTTCCAAAGCTTTTCTGGATCGCTTGACGAGTGCATTATGAGGTGGGCTGAAGGATTTATTGACTTGCTTCTTGGAGAGGGGTTTTCGGCCCTAATGGACAAGGGTAGCGGCGAGTGGTGCTGGAAAGGAAAGCCTGAGCCTATTGAAAGCGAGATTGAAGGCGAGGAGGCTGTTGACACAATCCGCCTAACCGGAGTTCCTTCAAGTATCGGGCACGCATTAGCAATCCGCCTTCAACCGAAACCCGGAGGGTAAGCCCTCGCTGGAGCATAGCAAACCCCGGCACCTGGCCGGGGTTTCGTGGTGGGGCAGGGCGCTCAGTCGAAGGTCGGGGCGGCCGCGACGGACCCGTACACCGGCGGGTCGTCGTGGCGGCGCATCCCGCGCGGGCGGGGCGCTTCGGGACGCTCCGGATTGCCGCCCAGGGGCAGGCCGCCGGCCTTGTGGCGCTCGACCCGGGCCACGGACTCGAAGAAGGCCCGTTCGGCACTGAAATCCCCGCCCTTGATCGCCTCGAGGACATGATCCGGCACCGCGACGTGGTACTCCTTGGCCCATTCCGTGAGCCGCGCGGCGCGCACGTCATCCGCCTGGCGGGCGGCCTCCAGCTCGGCCTCCAGCTCGGCGATGCGGCCTTCCCGGCTGCCCAGGGCCTCCAGAATCTCGTCGTGGCGTGCCTGCATGTCGGCCGCCGCCAGGTACGGGCTGGTGAAGGTGTCGGTGTAGAGCCGGGCCTTTTCCGCGTCCAGCCCGCAGGACCGCATGGCCTCGAAAATCTGCTCGCGCTCATCGGCCACCTGGTTGGCGGACTCGAGAATCGCGTAGCTGCGATTGGTCGCGTAGCCCGGCGTCATCACGTAGTCGAAGCCGTGAAACGAGTTGAGCAGCGTCGTGCCGCCGCGGCGCCCGTCGCGGCCGCCGGTGGCCCACGAAAAGCCGCCCACCTTGGACTCCATGAGCGCCTGGACGACCTTGCCCGGGTCGGTGTCGAGCACGTCCTGGGTGTGGTGGATGGTGCCGTCATCCTCGATCGACACGTCCGTCGTCACGCAGGCGGGGACGTTCTCGACCACGATGGCACCGCTCGGGGTCTGGATCGTCTCGACCTCGCCCACGTCGAGCTTGCCGGCGATCTGGCGGCGGCCGTGGCCCAGGTAGCCGACCGCTTCGCGCAGGCGCAGGCGCTCGCGCGTCGCGGGGGAGGCGAGTGTCTGGCGCACGTTGTCCACGTCGTACTTGCGGAAGTTGCCCTCGACGTGGCGCCCGTAGTCGAACAGGTTGAAGGACAGGGTGACTTGCTGGGTCATGCGGCATTCTCCATCAGAAATTCGGAAACGGCTTCGTAGACGGCGGCCTTGAAGTGGTCATCGTGCGTGTCGCGGGCGTCTTCGTTGATCGCCCCCGGCGGCCCCCCAGGGGCTCCACCGGCCCCGGGCGGGCCGCCACCCGGACCCTGGCCGGCGTTCGGGTCGCCCTTGGCCTTGTCGATCTTGGCCAGCATTTCCTCGACCTTGGCGTCATCGATCTTGATGAGGTCCGCCAGCAGCCAGCGCTGGTAGGCGTTGGGCTCGACGTTGCCCAGCATCGGGTCGATCATCTGCAACAGGCTGGTGATGGTGGTCGCGAGCTGCGCATGGCGCTCGGCTTCCTCGGACTGCTCCCGGGCGATGGCGGTGTTGAGCGAGTGGAAGTTGATTTTCCAAGGGCGCTCGGCATCGCTGTAGACCTTGCCGTACTTGTAGGCGACATGGATCTCGAACAGCCGGTGAATCATGTTCTCGACCGCGGTGCGGATCATCGCCGACTTCATCGCCGCCATGACCGACATGCGGAAGAAGCCGCCGTCGCCCAGCCCGCCGCTCATCTGCTCGCCGAAGCCCAGCAGCGAGGGCTCCACGCCCACCGCGCTGCCCAGCCGGTTGACGTGGAACTTGATGTCCTCGATCTCGGCGATGTCCGGCTTGCCCTCGACGGTGGAAATGTCGAGCTGGCCCTGGCCGGTCGAGAAAATCGGGATGATGTGGTTCCACACGGTCTGGACGTAGCCCTTGCGCAAGCTGTGCTCGGCCTGGGCCTGGCTGGTCTTGCGCATCTGCTCGCCGATCGTGTTGAGGTACTGGGCGGCCTTCTGCGGGTTGAGCTTGCCGGTCTGCACGCCGATCAGGCGTTCGACGTTGGCGGCGTTCTTGCGGCTCATGTTGAGCGAGAGGATGGCTTCCTGCAGGTCGACCCACGGCTCATACGCGGTTTCGACCAGGCTGGTGCCGTAGTCCTGGGACTCGATATAGCCCTCGTTTTCCCAGTCCTCGTTGTCGATGCTGAACACGTCGCCGTTGTGGCGGTGGGGCTCGCGGTTGAAGTGGTCCAGGCCCCAGTTGGGCATCTTGATCTCGACGTAGGACCAGGGCGGCATGAGCCGGAGCATCCCCTTGGACTTCTCCTGCCCGGTGAGCTGCTGCCAGGCGCTGGCGAAGCCGGCCAGGTTGCCGACACGCTCGAAGCGGCTGGTGAAGTCGGGCAGGGTGTAGTAGTCGTGGCGAACCTGGGTGACGCCCACGCCTTCCTTGCCGTAGACCCGCAACGGCTGCCAGCCCAGCAGGGCGGCGCCGTAGGCCCACTTCTCCAGGTTGTTGTTGAGCATCGACTTGAAGGTTTCGCGAAGGTCCTGGACGACCGCATCGTCGTCCTTGCCGTCGCGGCTCTCGATGGTGACGATCTCGCCGGTGTCCGGCTTGGCGGCGAGCGCCTGGGAAATGTGCATCTTGAGCGCGCTGTCGATCGTCGGGTCTTTCGCCATGGTGCGCAGCGTGGCGTACTTCTCCAGCCGGTAGACCGGCATCCGCCGGATCAGCAGGTTGCCATCGGGGGCGGACTTCACCGCCTCCCGCTGGCTCTCCAGGCCCTTCTCGACATCATCGAGCAGCGAGTTGGCCCCGGCGCCGGGCGTGGTGCTGGCGGTGCCGCCGGATTGCACGGACAGCGGGCTGGTGTCCATGTCATCGGGGCGGCTCGCCCCGAAAATCTGGCTCCAGACGCTGCCCTTGGCCTTGCGCTTAGTCCGCGCCATCGGTGCCCCCTTGCTGGACGAGCTGCCGGGCGATGACCGGCCCCTCGATGTCTTCATCGGCGATCAGGTAGGTGTCCAGCTCCCCATCCTCGCGGGCAATCGTGTGCGCGGGGCTGAACTGCATCCCCGCGCCCCGGGCGTGCTCGGCGAACGTGTAGGCCGCCGCCGCGGTCAGGGCAGGGCGGTCGTAGGTCAGCGCGTCGGCCGTCTCGGCATCGTCCACGGTGTCGCCGAACTGGGAGTGCCCGGCGTCGATCAGCAGCCGCTTGAGCGGCCACCAGTAGGGGCCGAAGCCCCGATAGGTCTCCGGCTGGGCGTCCAGGGTGCGGGCCACGCCGTCCAGGTAGTCGGTCAGGAAATCCTCGCTGCCGACTTCCTCGGCAATCAGGCGCTCGAGGTCGGCAGGGTCAAAGCGGGAAATGGTCACTCGAAGGCCTCCATCAGTGCGTCGAAGTCGAGCCCGTCCAGCGGCATGTGCCACCACAGATCGCCCTTGCCGGGGATCAGGTTCATGCGAACGGTGCCGGGTTCAAAGATCGTCCAGACCGCATTGTATCGCTTCTGTAACGGATTGTTGCGTCCCGAAAGCGCCTGGGACAAGGGGCCGCCGTAGCCCTGGGGGTCGAACAGCATCAGCCGCGATCCGGCCTCGGATTCGATCGACATGCCCTTCGCCGGGCGCTTGCCGCCGCCCTTGGGCTTCCAGCTCATCGGCTGGGTGTTCACCTTGACCTCGATGCCCAGCTCGTCCAGCCGCTCTCGCAGCGTCTCGGGGACCGCATCGGCGGCCATCTGTGCGCCCTCGGCCGCGGCGGCCTCGCGGTCGGCGGCGGCCTGTTCGGCCCGCTTGTCGCGCATCGCCTTGATGTTGTCGGCCACGGTCTGGGCGTCGCCCTCGACCCGCTGGTCGAGCTGCTCGGCATGGGACCGGGCGGCGTCCTCCAGCGTGGCGTCGGTCACGTCATAGCCGGCCTCGACCAGCGACTGACGGGCGGCACTGCTCAGGCGGTGCTTGGTCCGGTAGCGGCTGTAGTTGGCGGTGGCCCGAGACACGGCGCGCTGGATCTCGCTGTCGATGATGCTGGCGCCGGCGTCGCCCTGCACGCGCTCCATGATGTCGGCCAGCACGTCCAGCTTGTTGTCCTGGTAGGCCTGCCATTCCTGGCTGGCGATCTCGCCGAACGTGGCCGCCACATCGGCATCACTGGGCGGGTTGCCGAAGGCGTCGGTGGCCGCCTTGAGCCAGTCATCACCCAGCAGGGCGCGGCCGAAGCGATCGATGGCCGAGCGCCCGAAGCTGGGGGCCTGGCGGTGGCCCGCGAACAGTGCGGCGCTGGCGCGGCGGTGCCATTCGGCATCGCTCGGGCGGGGCTTGGCGATGCCCATGCCGGCCTCGGCGGCCTTTTCGGCGTCGCCCAGCTCCATGGCGTGCAGCTCGCCGTCGTCATCGACCATCAGCAGGCGGCGATCGACACACTGGCGCACCAGTCGGCCGGCGTTCTCGCGGAGGAAGGCGGCATCGACGCGGTAGTTGGCCAGCTCATGGTAGCGCCAGCCGCCACGGCTCAGGATGCGCTGGTCGATGGCTTCCTCGCTCATCTCGACGCGCTTGTAGCCGCCCAGCTTGTTCGCCGCCTCCCGGGAGGCCGGCACGTTGGGCATGTCGATCGACTTGAGCGTGACAGAACCCGAGGCGGTATCGATGGCGCTGACCTTCATCAGCATCCCGCGGGGCGTCTCGTAACACTGACCGGCTTCAATCACCTGGCCGTCGAGCGTGGTCAGGTACTCGCCGCCCTGCATCAGCCGCTTGGCGTCGATGTCGATGCGCCCCTTCTCCTGGGCGGTGGTCAGGCGGCCCTCGATCTGGCGCAGCTCGCCCTGGGCCTTGTCGCGCTTCTTCTGCATCCGCGCGCGGGCGTCGTCCTCGCTGCGGCCGCGCTCGCGGGCGTTGTCCACGGCGCGTTGCTCGGCCGCGTCGTACCCGGCCAGGAACGCCTTGTGCTTCTGGTAGTTGGTCAGGTCGATGGTGGCGCGCTTGTTGGCGCGCTCGCGGGCCTGCTGTTCCTTCTGTTCGCGGGCCTCGGCGATGCGGCGGCGCTGTTCCTCGGGGTTGGCCGCCAGCATCACCGACACGTCCTCGTCGCTGCCGGCGTTGGCGTTGTCGGCGCGGGCCGCGTCGCCGAAGAACAGGTCGTTGATCCAGTTGGCCTTGCGCTTGAGCATGTCGAGGCGGTAGCCGTCGAAGCTGCCCTTGCCCATGTAGTAGATGACGTTGACGTTCGACACCGTGTTGCCCTGGCGCACGCCGCGGCCGTTGCGCTGCTGGATGCTCGCCGGGGTCCAGGGCAGGGTGAGGTGGTGAATCGCCGTTGTGCCTTTCTGCAGGTTCACGCCCACTTCCGCCTTGCGGTTGGCGAGCACGATGCGCACCTTGCCGGTGTTGTAGTCGCTGCTGATCTTCTCGAGCTTGTCGCCGCCGGCGGTGTCGGCGTTGATGATGCCGATTTCCTTGGCCTCGATCGGCAGGTGGTGGACGATGATGCGCTTGAGCTTGTCGTGCTGGCTCTTTTCCTCCGTGAACACGATCTGCTTGCCGCCGTTCTCGTGGTCGCTGCGCAGGTTCTCCAGCAGCTTGGCGTACTTGGGCATGACCGGGTGGGCCACGTCCTTCTCATCGATGCCGACCTTCTTGAGCCGCTTGACCACCTCGGACTCGTAGAGTTCATGCACCACCAGCGTCAGGGTGTCGCCGTCTTCCGTCAGGCTCAGGGTCTCGTCCAGCTCGACCGGCACGGTCTCCATCTCGCCGGTTTCCTCGTCGCGCAGGCGGCGATTGATGCGCGCGGGGAGGTCGGCCACCAGCCGGTCCACGGCCTCGCGCTGCCCGGCGGGCAGGGTGAAGGTCATGGTGTGCAGGTACAGGTCCATGTCCGTGGTGATGCGGTCCATGTCGCGGATGATCGCGAACACCGGGCGGGCATCCTCGAGCGTGACGCTGCCATCCTCGGCCTGCTTCACCACCTCCTGGTTGGCATTGTCGGCTTCCTCGCGAAGCTGCTCATAGATCCGCGCCTGCTCGGCGGTCATGTCGACGGAGGCGTGAACTTCGGTGTGGTCGGGAATCTTGAGGCTGTTGGCCTCGTCGTTCACGTCCTGGGCGGACTTCATGTTGGTATAGCGGTGGAAGATCGAGCGCAGCCCGTCGAGGTTCTTGAAGCCCGCCACGCCTTCCTCGGTGACGACCTCCCCGGACAGCTTGGTGCGCTGAACCTCGGTGACTTCGCAGAAGGTGTCCACGAAGTCATCGACGTTGCTGATCCCCATCTGCTCGAACTGCTCGGACGGCACGATGTGACTGAGCATGTTGTAGACCTCCACCGGGCTGTTCGTCACCGGGGTGGCCGTGAGCATGACCGGCCCCGCGCCCTGGTTGCGGCCGCGCAGGTGGTCCATCTTCATTGCCATGTCGAGCGCGCGCTTGGACGGCTGCGGCGTCGGCAGGTAGGCCAGGCGCTGGGTGTCGCCGCCGGCCTGATAGGTGTTCTTGTACTCGTGGCCCTCGTCGACGATGACCGAATCGAAGCCCATGTCCTCGAAGAACGGGTAGGCGTCCTGCTTGCGGGTGCCGTCGTCGTTGAACTTCTGCTGGTAGCGCTCGGTCTGCTTCGCCTCGTCATACGACCCGCCGCGGCCCAGCTTCACGTCCTCGCCCTGGGCGAGACTGGCGGCCTCGCTGTCGCGCAGCAGGTTCTTGCTGACCATCTTGTCGGCATAGGCCTCGCGGGACTCCGGGCGCATGGGAATCATGCCGAAGCGCTCCCGCGACATGACCACCAGCGTCTTGCTGGTCTGCGGGATGTCGTTCATCTTCTCGAAGATGGTCTCGGCGCTGTCCTCGAGGAGCACGTCGCGGTACTGCACCTCGCCGTTGCGGCCGACCTTGGGGTTGCCCTCGGCATCCAGCACCGGCTCGCGCTCGACCTCGCCGCCCTTCATCTTGGGCGTGAAGCCGACGAACAGCACATGGCCCATGGACTTATGGAACTGGCGAGACTCGTGATACCAGTTTTCCAGCACCGCCTTGGGCACGGTGATGCAGGTCCGCTTGGCGCGCCCCTTCTGTGCGTTGTACTGGGCCAGCGACAGGGCGGAGAGCGTGTTGTGAGTGACGATATAGTCGTCGGTCACATACAGGTGCTCGGAGTGCTCAACGCTGATGCACTGCGCCAGTTCGCGCCCGACCGGATTGACCTCGGTGATGTAGCGCACCGGCTGGTACTTGGTCCTGGGGCGAACGCGCTCTGCCTTGCGGGCCAGCCAGAACGGGTTGAGCGCAGCCGGAAGGCGCATTGACACGGTGTAGGAGGTCCGCCCTTGGCGCTTCTCGCCATTGTGGGTGTAGGTCGGCTCCCTGCTGCTGGTCCACGCGATGCCACCAAGACTCTGCGCCAGCTCCCGCACATCGCCTGCGAGGGCGGCGCTGGTGCTGGAAAACTGTACCGTCACCCCGTCCTTGCTGACATAGCCGTCCGTATCCATGAGGCCGCGCAGCAGCTCGGTGCGCTGCTCAATCGACCCCAGTTTGTACTCGTCGGGGATGAACTTCTCATGCGACATGGACCCCATGAGCGCCAGTCGCTGCAGCTCGTCGTGATAGACGTTGGGTATCGTGTTGCTGAGACGGGAAATGCCGTAGGTGGTGGCCTTGCCTGCTTGCTTGGCACGCTGGCGGACCTCGACCGGAGTGCCGGCGTTGGCAATGATGCGGCTGACTCGCTCGGCAATCTCGTCATCCCCGGGCGTGAAGGTGATGGCAGTGTGCGAAAGGGCGCCATCCCCGATCAGCACGCCCATGACATAGGGGTCGATGAGCACGTCTCGCTCAGGCATCTGAGCCGGTGCCGCCATGGGAATGCGGTGGTTCTTCTGTGTCTGGTAGACCAGCGTGTCGCGAATCTCGCTGAGGGGCTTGACGGTGCCGGGCTCGGAGCGCTCCAGCCCCTTGCGGCGAGAATAGCGTTCCTTCTTGCGGTCCTTCTCGGTCTGCGTCAGCCACAGGTGCTCGTCACAGCAGCGCGTCACAGCCCCGTCGCTGAAAACGACCTCGAAGATTTCCTTTTCGCCCTGGGGAAACACGCCGGTAACCCGTGTCGGTGTTCCGTCAGCGGCCATCACCATGTCACCCGCAGCAATATCGCCCATGCGGCGCCAGCCATCCGGCGTAAGAATCTTGGCATCCATGGGCTGAGCTTTACCCAGCCCCACGTCGAAGGCCAGCACGCCGCGGCCTTCGTCGCTCAGGCGGCGCACCCCGGCGGCCTGGTAGTCGTGCGGGGTGATCCAGTCGGCGACGTTCTCGAGCCCCAGGTCGGAGCCGTCGTATTCCACCGGCACATGATCGTTGAAGGCGTCGTTGTAGCGGGCGACCAGCTCATCGATGTCGTCGCGCTGGCGCATCCAGGTGCCGAACTCGTCGGCCAGGTCGCGGATCTGTTGCTTGTACTCGGCGGTCGCCTGAGCGTCCTTGGAGCGCACGGTCTGGCCGTTCAGGAAGTTGAGCAGTTGCTTGTTGAAGCGCTCGGGCTTGGTGCCGAAGCGGCCGTTGGTGAACTGCCCCCGGGTGGCGTCATAGCGCACGAAGTCATAGCCGCGCGCGTTGAGAAATTCCGCCACCAGCTCGCGATCGAACCACTTGCCGCGCAGCGAGAAGTCGATGTCATCGACATCGGTGAAGGTGCGCCGGCGGTTCATCTCGTCAATCTGGCCGCGGAACTTGTCGGCCAGGGCCGGGGAGAGCTCGCCGGCGAGGGCTTCGCGCAGGCGGGCGATCTTGCTCACCACGTTGCCGCTGGCGAAATGCTCCATGGGCTGGAGGTGGCCATCGGCCGTGACCGCGATGGCGTCGCTTTCGGCCAGCGACTCGATGGTCAGCGCCCGGTCGCCGCTGTACATCGCCTTCACGTCGTCCAGGGTGACGGCGCCGTTGCCCTGGCTGGCGGCCAGGAAGCGCAGCACGTCCGCCGGGTCCGTGGTGTCGACCGCCTCGCCGCGGGAGCCGTCGCGCTTGCCGGTCAGCAGGTCGGAGAAGCCGCCATCGCGGCGCACTGAGCGCATGAAGGCGCCGACATCGCTGGCGCCGGGGCCGCTCACCTGGCGCAGCGCGGTGCTGCGTGACGGGTTGCCGTACTGCTCGACCTCGGCGGTGACGAGCCGTTGCAGGCGCTCGCGGGCGGCGTCGTCGGCCTGGCCGGTTTCCGAGACCGCGCGGGCGTAGCGGTTGACCTCGTTGCCGACCAGTGCCGCCCGGTAGACCCGCTCGCGCACGCCCTCGTCGGCCTGGTCGGCCAGGCGCACGGCGTTGCGGATGGCGCCGCTGGCCGCGTCCGCGAAGCGCCCGTTGACGGCATTGGCCGCCTGACGGTGGGACAGCGCCAGCGCCCCGGCCGGCTCGCCGCCCAGGATGCCGGTCAGTTCTTCCTGGCTGGCCGCACCGTAGCGCTCGGCATCGAGGGCGCCGTCACGATACACGCCGTCGGCGGCGTCGACCTTGACCCATTCGCCGCCGGCCAACTCGTGCATCTGCATCCCGATGACCCGGCGGTCGCCGTCCTGGTAGTTGCGCGTCACCGTCTCGGCGCTGTCCAGGGCGGCGAAGTCGATGCGGCTGTCGAACTTGCGCGCCAGCAGGCGCTTGAGCCCGGCGTTGTCGATCTCGGACTTCACCTGGGTGCGGAAGCCCTCCACGATCTCGCCATGCACGAAGCGCTTGCCGTCACGCTCGAACCAGCGGCCCTCGATGAACTGGTCCCAGTAGACGTTGGCCCCGGTCAGGGCGTCGGTGGTCAGGTCGGGAATCCGGTTGGTCAGCTCGCGGCTGTGCTTGCGCATCACCAGCACGTCGACCACGGTGTCGGTGCCGTTGCCGTTGGCCCCGCCGAAGGTGCCGCTGGGCAGCTTGTGGGCGCCCAGGAACTCGGCCTTGCGGGAAATGTCGCGGCGCCAGCGGGTGAAGGTCTTGGAGCGCTTGCTGACGATGTTGGGCGGCACGATCAGGCACAGCAGGCCGCCGAAACGCACCTTGTCGATGGCGCGCGTTATAAAATAACGCTCCATCTCCTTGATGTCCTGGTACTCGGGGTCGAACTTCGCCCACTTGCCCCGGGCATCCCCGAACGGCACGTTGCCGACCACGCTGTCATAGGTGTTGTCCTTGGCGGTGGCGCACAGTTGCTCGAAGGACTGATTGCTCACGTCGTCGTCGGGGTGGAGCAGGGCGGCCACGCTGGAGCTGGTGGGGTCGATCTCCGCGCCGCTGACCTTCGTGCCGGCGGGCTTGGTGGCGAGGAACACGCCGGCGCCGGTGGATGGCTCCAGGACATTACCGTTCTCGAAGCCGTTGGCCTTGAGCGCATCCCACACGCCTTCGGCGATCGGCTGCGGCGTGTAGTATTCGGAGAGGCTGTTGTCATCGGCGATGCCGCCGCGGCCGCTGTACTGGCGCAACACGTCGCGGTCGGCGTCGCTCAGGGCGTCGGGGTCGCCGTCGACCCGCGCCAGTATCTCGCGGGTCTTGGCATTGATGGCCTTGCGGGCCTGCTGGCCGCGCTTGCGCAGCCCGTACTGCATCTGCCCCTGCAGGGCGTCGGCGGTATCGGTGTCGCCGAGCGCGTCGGCCAGGGTGGAGAGAGCGCCGATAAGCTGGCCGAAGGTCGAAGCCTGCCGAGCCGAGCCCAGCGCGGCGTCGAGCGGCCCCTGGGTGGCCCGCTCGAGAATCTGTTGCGTCATGAGTTACCCCTTGAGGATGGGCGATCGCCACATTTTACCCGAGGGGTAACATTCGGTCACGAAAGGTAAGCGCTTCGTTACTCGTCCGATTGCTGGATTGGCCGCACGGTCGCCGGCAGGTCGTCAACGTCGCTCACGTTGACCGGGATGGGCGGCTGCCAGCGTAGCTGGAAGCGGCGTTCATCGACCCGCTCGGGATCGCGTGGCCCCGTCCAGTAGCCGTGCCAGTGCGCGCGGCGGATATGCGCCCGCGGGCGCGCCCGATCCGCGCCGGCCACCGGCCGCTCACCGGACTCGCCTTGGCCCTGGGCACGTCTCAACGCGCTGCCGATGCGCACGCCGACATTCCATGTCGAGGGCTTGTCGGCCGGGAACAGGCGCCAGCCGCGCTTGGTGCGCTTGGGCCGGGGATAGGCCGGGCGATGGCCGGGCGCGCCGATCTCGTCGGACTGGCTGCACAGGTACAGCAGCAGCGAGAGCAGCGGGGCGACATCGCCCGCAATGCCGGGGGCCAGGTCATCCCGGGCCAGCCCCTCGGTCCAGCGCGTCAGCCCGTGGATGATCGTCTGCCGGGAGGCCTCGCCGACCATGCGCTCGACGGCCTCGATCAGCGGCCAGTCGCCCAGGTGCAGAGGCAGCGGCTCGAGCGCGCCCTCGGTGTCCAGCAGCAGGCGCAGCTCCGCCCGGCCGGTATTGATGTCGTGCTCGAGGTGCGCCCAGTAGCCGTGGAGCGTGTCGCCCAGCCAGCCGAGCCCCGGCGTCTCGACGTAGACGCACCACTCGGGCAGCCGATAAAGCACGTCCGCGGGAATGTCGCGCTCGACGGGGGTGTCGATCACGCTGGCGTACAGCGTCGGGTCGAAGCGATAGATGCCCTGGGTGACGCGCCATGTCGCCAGTGCCGCCAGGCGCGCCGCGTCAGCCAGGCGCTCGGGGTGGGTGAAGGCCAGTTGCGCGCCGTCGACGCCCGCATCCTCGGCGACGATGGCCTGAGTGGCGGCGATGGGGATGAAGCACCAGTCGGGCCAGTCGGGGACGTGGGTGCCGCGTTCGGCGCGGAAGCCGTCGATCTGCTTCCAGGCGCCCTTGTACAGCTTGCCGGCGGCGGCCAGGTGCTGTTTGGGGCGAGGGGCGTTACTCGTCATTCGGGGATTCCTCGGCGTCGATTTCATCCAGCATCGGTTTCAGGCCGATCAGGAAAGCGTCGAACTGTTCCTGCGTCATGTCGATGTAGCGCTGCTGGCGGCGTCCCTCGCGCAATCGGCTGGTGGATTTCAGGCGAAGCCATGACTTGGCCTTGTGCCGGCTGACCTCGACGCCGCCCAGGGTGACGGCCCGGGCCACGTCCTTGTCATTCAGGCGCAGCGCGCCGTGGATCAGCTTCAAGCGGCGGTTGTTGTCCATGCTCCTTCCCTTCACGAAAAGGCCCCGACGACCGGGGCTGGGTGGGCTACCTGTCCGGCAGCGACAACGGGAAACAGGCCCGCCCGAAGGCGGACCATGGCTGTTACAGCAGCCGTCCCAGCAGCGTCATGGTCGGGACATGGCGTTCCGCCTGCGCCAGATTGGCGTTGAAGATGGCCAGCAGGATCAGGTGAGCCGGTGACGTGGGGCTGCCATCATAGGCCAGCGTGACCTCGAGGCTGTCACGGTCTGCCGGGTCGCCATCGTCGGCAAAAAACAGGAACTCGATGGGGCCGTTCGGGGCCAGTCCACGGTCGGCGCGGCCGATGTCATCCAGCAGCGTCTTGAGGCCGGCGATCATGGCCAGGGTGGCGCTGGCGCGCATCAGGGTGTCGGCATCCGGGTCGGGGCGCCGGGAAGGCTGGTCATCCACGCCGAAGGCCGGCGTCGTGTCGGGGAGCTGGCTATGGTAGGCGCCGATTGCCACCTGAACCGCCTCCCGGAACAAGTCGGTTTCACGAAGCGTCAGCCCTTCGGTGGTGCGCTGGATGGTTTTCATGATGATCTCCTGTCGAGATTTACCGGATTTCGCCGGCGCGGCGAGCCGCTGTCGTGCGACTCTGGATACTAATGTATCAGCCCTTTTGATATTTCACAAGATGCAATACCGGCCAACGGAGTCAGGATGTCAGGCGCTCCAGCAAGGCGATAATCTCGTGGGGTGCCTCGCCCTGACGATTCGCGCTGAGAATGGCGGCCAGCATCGCGTAGCCGGTGGTATCCGGGTCGCCCCGGTGGATCGTGATAACCGTCTCCATGCTGTTTTCGTCGCCCTCATCGGCCCAGCGCCAGCTCAGGGCCAAGGGGCCACGCTGTTGGCTGCCGATCCGTGTCCCTCGCAAGTCTCCCGCGGTAGTGCGCAAGGCCACAAAAGTCGCTTTCAGGGCGGATGCCGTTACCATGTCGGCCGCCTGGGTCGCGACCTTGGCGCGGTGCTGGTAGAGACGGACAGCGGCGTCCAGCGCTTCCTCGAACAAGCGGGATTCCTCACGGGTCAGTGCGATGGCGTGCATGGGGTCTCCGGGGGAGTGAGCATGGGCAGTTTCACCCTATCCACGCATTTCATGCGGCGCAATATAGCGAACAAAAAAGCCCGCCAGTCGCGGCGGGCTCAGGGGCGGGCTCAGGGGACAGGGCGGTGTCAGCCCAGCAGGTAGTCCTGCAAGGCCCGGCGGCGGATCGCCGCGGCGGACTCGAAGATGCCGGCGTTGCCCTGGGCATGAAACGGCCGGCTCGGGTCGCCACGGCGCAGCCAGGCCTTGAAGCCCGGCAGCGAGGCGCGGGTGATGTCGCCGAGCCCCTGCCAGCCGTCCTCATAGCTGGCCAGATAGCCGGCCCTGGCGGCCTCGAGGGAGTCGAAGCCGAGCATGATCTTGTGCTCATCGAAGGCACCGTCAGGCGTCATCTGGTCGACCACGTAGACGACGCGCGACGCCGGGTTGTCGCCCAGGAACACGTCCAGGTTGTCGCCGTCCGCGCCCCGGGCGCCCTTGATGTCGCCGTAGTGACAGGCCAGCTCGTTCGCCCATTCGGTGCCGTCCGGGTCGACGCCGCGGCGTACCGTCCCCTTGGGGTTCTCGATGGCGATGGTCAGCCCGTGAATGCTGACCTTGCCCTTGCGGTAGTTGCCGGCCGCCGCCTGGGCGGGGGAGGGCGACGGGTCCGTGGTCGCCGCGGCGGCGTCGATGTCGATGCGCTGCAGGTTCTCGCTGGCCACGCTCTCGAACAGGCCGCCCGACGGGGGTGAGGCGTCGATGCGGTACTGGCCTTCGCCGTACTCGCGCTCCATGACCCGGTTGGCGGCTTCCACCACGTCGCTCATGGATACCGGCGCCTCGCCGAACATATCGCCCCCGGCGGCGTTGTCGCGCTCCAGCTCCTGGCGCACGAACGCCGCCATCGCCTTGAACGCGGTGCTCATGCGCTTGGCGCTGCGGTTGTTCTGCGCGATGAACACGGCCATGGCCGCCACGCCGGGGTCCACGTCGCCGAACAGCCCCATCTGCGACACGTATTCGGCCACGTCCATGCCATCGCGCTTGGCCTGGCGCACAACGTTGGTGGCGTCGATCAGCGACTTGACCGCCTCGCTGTCCAGCGACATTTCGACCGACGACGCCAGTTGCTCGGCGGTGCCCTGGGCGGCGCTTTCGTTGGCGGTGCGCGCCTGGATGAACTCCGGGGCGGCGGCGGACAGGGCGGCGATGATGTTGCGGTTCTCGGGCTTGGCGCTGTCCGCCATCAGCTCCAGCAGGCGCTCATCCTGGTACGCCTTGGCGAACACCGCGGCCTGGATGCGGGCGATCAGCGGCCCGGTGAAGTCGCCGGTGCTGGTCAGGTACTGGGCGGCCTCGGCATCGCCCAGCGACTGCAGAAACCCTTGAATGAAGCCGCGGTTGCTGGCCACCAGCAGGTCGCCATCCGCGCCGGGGTCGAACTTGGCCATCAGCTCGGGCGTCAGGCGGTTGGCGTCGGCGCGGGCCTTTTCCGTTGCGCTCATCGACAGCTTATCGTCCTGGTTGGCCTCCACCGCGAAGGCCTCGCGGTCGATGTCGCTGGTCCGCACCCGCACCAGCACCGGGGCCTTCATCGCGGCGACCCTGGCCGAGTCGAGCCCGTAGCTGTCGGCGTCCTCGACCAGCCATTGCCTGTACTCGTCCGCGGTGCCCAGCCGATAGGCCTCCATGATCGCCAGGGTACGCCCGTTGCCCGACTCGACCACGCGATCCTTGCCGATGATCGGCGCGCCGCTGTCGGCCTTCTTGGTCTTGCCCAGCAGGCCCGGGTCGAGATCCTTGGCGGTCTTCTGAATCCATGCCCGGCTGGCGTCCCGGGAGCGGTCGCGCGGCTGCAACGCCTGGGGAAAGGCGGGATTCTCGCGGCCGTCGGCGGTGTGGCTGGCGATCAGGTCGTCGGCCTCGAGGATGGTGAACCGGGTATCCACCTTGGTCCCCTTGGCGGTCTTGACGGTCATTTCCTTGCCCCTGGGGCCGGGGAAGTCGTCGGGCTCACGCTGGCCGGCGTCATCCGGCGGTGCGCTGGCGCCCAGCATGTCGGCCTGGCCGTAGCTGGCGGCCACGTCGCTGGCGCTGTCGCTGCCGGACAGGCGGAAGTCATCGCGCTCGCGATCGGCCTGGGCGCGGCGTTCCTCCGCATCGCGCTGCACCTGGGCGGCGGCCTCGGCATCGCGGCGCGCCTTGTCACGCTCGGCCAGCTCGGCTTCCGAGTAGGTGGACAGCAGGGCGTCGTCGGGCGCCAGCCGCGAAAAATCCAGCTTGAGGTGGTCCATGTCGACCGCCAGCAGGTCCGCCAGCGCCTTGACCGTCATGCTTTCCGACACGCGGGTCAGCGATTCCGGGCGCACCTTGGGGATCTTGACCAACACGTCGAACATTTCGCGGCGCTCGCCGGTCAGGCGCTTGAGGCGCAGCGTGCCGGTGAAGGTGCCGCCACCGGACGCATTGCCGCGCACCGTGGCCAGATCCTGCCCCTCGAAGGCGGACAGCGGCTGGTCGGCCACGCTGGCGGGGAGCACCAGCGCCGGGGCGGCTGCGTAGTCGTCGGCATTCCCGCTTTCGGCAGCGGCCTTGCCCAGCTTGTCGGCCACGGCGCCGTTCATGGCGTCCACCACCGCGCGCACGTCGGCCGTCAGGCCATCATCGCTGGCCGGCTGCAGCAGGCGGTAAGCGCTGCCGGACTGCGCCACCACGGCGGCGTCCTGGCCGCCATCGGACCGGCTGACCATGAAGCGCTTGTCGCGCTTGAGGCCGGTGGGCAGCTCCTGGGATTGCAGGCCGGCGGCTGCCAGGCGTTGCTCGAAGGTGGCGTCGGCTGCTCCGCCACGCAACGCCGCCACCACGGCATCCATGGTGGCGGCATCACGGACGGCCTTCATCATGCCGTCAATGTTCATCAGGCGGCCTCCAGCTCGTCCCGGTTGGCTTCCAGGTAGCCCACGGCCGCATTCTTCGCGCCGTCGAGGTCTTCATCCGCGCCGTAGGCTTCTTTCAGCTTGTTGATGAACTCGGGCAGGGCCAGGTCATTGAAGTCACCGCGCACGGCCTGGGCGGTGAGGGTGACATTGCCGGCCACCGGCTCGTCATTGGCGATGCTGTCGCGCCATTCTTGCTCGGCCTGGGTCAGCGTCAGGTCCGGGCGCTGGGCGTCGATATAGGCGCGCGCCGCTTCCAGCATGGACTGATCCTCGATCCGTCCCAATCGCTCGCTGATAGCCTTCTCCGCATCCGCAAGGCGCCCCCGGGTTTCTTCCTTGGCCATGAACTCGCCGGCATAGCGGCCGTCGCCGTTGAACTTGCGGTCGGTCGCGCGGGCGCTCTCCAGCCCCTCGGCCACGCCGGTCAGGGGAAGTACGAGTCGATCAAAGGCCTTGCGCGCACGGGGCGGAATCTCCGGGGCACGCTCCTCCACCGGGAACACCTCGCCGACCGGGGCGGAGGTCTGCTTGCCGCCGTCATGGACAATCACCGCATGGCGGCCGTCGTCGGTCACGCCGCGGTAGTTGCCGCGGATTGTGCCCATCTCGTTGCGCCATTCGACGGGATCGCCGGGGCTCAGCTTGGCCGGGTCGATGGGGGAGGGGCCAGCGGGTGCTGGCGCCTTGCCACCGGCCCCCAGCTTGGTCAGGGCGTCGCGCATGGCCTTCTGCGCTTCCCGCTTGGCCTTGAAGCCCAGGTCGCCGCCCCGGAGGGCGGCCTGCTTCTCGGCAACGACCTTCTGCAAGCGGCGTTTTTCACGGAAATCAAGCGACATTGGCGGCCTCCTGGTTCAGCAGCTCGGTCAGGCGGTCAGCGGCGGCGTTCAGAACGTCGTCCAGCTCGTCCATGGCGTCAGCCTTCTCCGCCTCGTCGGCCAGTTCATCCAGGCGCTGGTCGAACACGCCGGTATCCGTCTCGCTGTCGATCAACGACTGCAGTTCTCCCCGGATGCGGTCGGTTTCGGTGCCGCTCTCGCCGCCTTCCTTGCCACCTTCGGCAAGCTCTACAAACCTCTCCCAGCCGATGGCCTCGGAAAGCTCGTTTTTCACTCCGGCGGCTTCGATAGGGTAGGCCCGCTGAAACTCGGCCCAAGCCGCCGCTTCGTCAGCAGAGGGGGAGACGCCCGACTCAATCGCTTTTCTCCAGGGCGCAATGGTTTCTTTCGCAGCCTCTCGGCGCGCCTTCGATGAGCCGCGGTCGGTGTCGGTCACGGTGGTTTCCTCGCCGGTGGTGCGCTGAGAAATCAGGTATTCGGCATAGTCCATACCTGTCTTGGTGATGGTCTTTTGCTCGTAGAACGAGCCATCACCCATCATCAGGCGTCGCTCCGCGCCTTCGCCGGTGATCGTGCCGCCATCAGCCACCACGCCTTCAATGGCTTTCTTCCGAGTCATGACAGAGCCGTCGAATCTCATCTTGACCAGGAGCGCATCGCGCGCCTTGGCTGCGCCGGGGGTGGACATGCCGCGAGAGTCGGCAAACGCCTGGATTTCCGCGTTCTGTGCGTCACGCTCGGCGGCCTGGCGCTGATCGCGTTCTTCGCGGAGGCGTCGATCTTCCTCGGCTTGGCGCTGCTCATCCTGATAGGCGTCGGTCAGCTTGTATTCCTGGCGGCGAATCGTCTCGTCGATACCTTCGACGGGGTACTTCCGCTGCTGGCCAATCTTCTCGCCATCAACGGTCTCGACCAGGTACATATCGCCAGTCGGGTGCTGTTCGCGCTCGACAATGCGCTGACGCCCCCACTCAGAGCCCCATTCGCGACCGATGTTGGGGTCCGTTGTCTCGCCGGATTCGCTACCACTGGTTTTCTCATCGCCCCATGTGGTGCCTTCGCCGCCGCCAGCCTGGCCCTTGGCCATCTCCAGGTAGTAATCCATGTCGTGGCCGTTGGCCTTCCAGGCGGCGTTGCGGGCGGCCAGCACCGGCTTGGAATGCTCGAGCGAGGCCTTGGCGACTTTCAGCAGGATGGCATCGACGATTTCGGTGTTGCCGTTCCGGGCCTGAGTCTTGATCTTGCCGGCGATGCTGGACGTGAACGCGGAGCGGTTCATGCCCGGCTCCTCCCCGTTGTCAATCCGCATGACCATGCCAATGCTGCCGGCGATGTCGCGCGCCAGCCGCTGGTCAAGCGCGGCGAGATCGGACGGCGGGGTGGGTTCGCCGCCTGACGGCTCGGCCAGCCCCATCTTTTCTTTCAGCGACTGCGAGAACTTCGCTTCCCAGTTATCGACCGGCGTGAAAACGGCGACATCGCCGCGGATGAAGGCGTCGAGGTCCGAGCGGTCGATGGTCCCGATGGCGGTCCCGTCGGTCGACGTGACGTTGACTAGCGTGGAGTCGACGCCCAGCGCGGATTGCGCGGTCAGTGTGAAGTCGACAAACGGCCCGGTGCTGACTTGCCAGCCGTCCACGGTGTCGACCTGCTCAGGACTGTTGGCCGACTGTTCAGCCTCGCGCGTGGCCCGCCCGCTACCCGCCCCGGCACCGCTACCGTCGCGGCTGCCTTCGCCCAGGTCGGCGAGCTTGTCGCGCAGCTTCTCGATGCGAGCGTCGGCCGCCTCGACCTGCTTCGTCAGGTCGGCGTTCTCCTGGGTCAGCGCATCGACGCGCTGGCTTTTCTCGGCCTGCTGGCTCTGCAGGTCGTCCAGCTTCGCCTGCTGTTCCTGGCGCTTGGCGTTGTTGGCCTTGAACTTCTCGCTGTTCGCCGACACCAACTGCATGATCCGCTTGCCCATGGTGTTGATGTCGATGTCGCGGCCGCCTTCCGGGGAAACCGTGGCGGTGATGTCGCGCTTGTTGAGCATCCAGCGATAGGCGATCAGGGTGTCGTCGGCGCGCAGCTTCATCGGGTCGCTGCCCGGGGAGTGGAACAGGATCGAGACCGTTTGCCCGTCGCTGAACGTGAATGTCACCGTCTTGTAGGCGAACAGGCTGTTCTTGCGATCGGGGCCGATGCTGGGCATGTCATAGGGCGTCACGTCATCGCTGGCGTAGCGCTTGAGCACGCGCGCGACGGCCGACATGGTGCGGTCGATGCGGTTCTTGACCGTCGACACGGCCTCGGTGACGAGATCCTGGCCGGGATTGAGAATGGCGTCGGCATCTTCCGGGGTACAGTCCTCGAGCAGCAGGTCCGCTTGCTCGGGGCTGGCGGTCAGGTCGTAGAAGGCCGAGCGTAGCTGGGCATCGGTGAAGCCCTGGGCGGGCAGCACCACGTCGCGGATGGCGATGCCATCGTTGATCGGGGTCATTGGGGGCTCCTTATGCGGCGTCCTGGATCTGCTGCTCCAGGGTCTGGATGGTCTGCTGGCGCTCATCGAGCTGCTTGGTAAGGTCGTCCTTCTCGCTGGCGAGGTCGGACAGCGACGAATCCAGCTCGGCCACATCGGCTTCCAGCGCCTCGATCTTCTTGGCGCGGGGCAGCGGCTTGGCCTTCATGTCCTTTTCGTCAACCTTGGCGCGCTGCTGCTTGCGCCGCTGGGCCTTCTTCCACGCCGGCGCATTGGCCTGCAGGTAGCGGGCCATCTCGCCCACGGCCTCTTTCATGCTGTGGACGTTGCGGATCGGCACGACGCGGCTGTTGAGCTTCACCTGGAACACGTCGCCGTCGCCCTTGATGCGCAGGGTGATGGTCTGGCCATCCTCGAAATAGAACGTGGCGGACTTGGTGGCGAAGCCGGACATGCGGCGGGAGCGGTTGCTGGCCTCGAGGTCGATGACCGTGACGCCGGCGCGCTCGAACGCCTCCTTGACGCCCGACAAGCCCTTCTCGTCGAAGTTGGCAAAGTCGAATGTCGCATAGTTCTGTCGCATGGTGACTATCCTGTCGTACTGGCTTGTTCGAGCGCATAGACGCGCTCCTGGAGGGCAAGCTGGCGCTCCATCGTCTCTACCTGGGCCGAGGCCATCTGCGCCAGCGTCTCGCTGTCGGCGGTTCGCCAGGTGGCAACCTGGCGCTCGCTGTCGTCCAGTTGCCACGCGCCATCGCTGCCCTGGACCGCTTTCGTGAGAATCAGGTGGTGGCTTTCCGGAGTGGCGACGGCTTGCAGGTCGACGCGGGTGGCAACGCCGATGGCGTAGTAGGGCACCAGCACGACATAGGGCGCAGCCGGGGCCGTCTGTACGGTTTCGGGGGCATCCATGCGGACTGTCACCGAATAGCCGTTCACTTCGGCAACGGCCACGCCGGCCACACCGTCGTTGCCCACGGTGACAGCGCCGGCAGCGTCGACCGTGCAGGCGAACCCCTGGTAGACCCCGATGGGGATGATGCCGGTGAACTTCCGGTTGAGCGCGTGCGAGACATACTGCTCTCGCCAGGAAATGTCAGCCTGGATAGCCATTACACGACATCCTCAAGTACCTGGGGCGGGTTTTCCCCCACGTTGGGGAAGTCGATGTAGGCGAACGTGGTGTGCCAGTCGCTGGGCACCAGCCAGTCGGGAAGATCGAGGCAGACAGCCACCAGGCTGCCCTGGTCGTCGTACAGCCCCGTCATGCTGTACTTGCGAGGGTCGGTCACGCTGCCCTTGGGAATATGGCAGCGGGCCAGGATGCGACCGTCCGAGTGCGCTAGCTCGGGGGTGCCTTCATAGAAGACGTTGGGCACGTCGATCAGGTCGTCCGGCACCTCGAGGAACACGGGCGGGTCAACGCTTTCGTCCACATAGCCATGCCCCGCCTTGAACTTGACGATGGGCCGGCAGGGCGCCGCGCCGATAAGTGAGCGAGCAATGCTGTCGTAGAAGCGCGGCAGTAGCTTGGCGCTTTTCCAGGTCAAATCGTCAGCCATGGGCAGCCTCGTAGATCATGTCCAGTGGGGCGAAGTCAGCGGGCACGTCATCCATCCGGGGGCCTCCGCTTATGGCTGCTCGCCGGGTGGCGGCGGGGGCGCTCCGGGCCACCGTGTCACGATTGGTTTCCGCGCTGGCACTGGCAGCCAATGTAAATGAGTGGTTAATCAGCGTATCAAATGGTAACGAAAAAGCCGTCTCGGCAGTAGCTTTAAGGGTAATTTTTCCTGTCAGGAAAGACTGGGACGCGCCTTTCCCCAGCGAGCCGACGCGCGACCGGGAATCCCCCTCGATACCGGGGAGTGGCAGATAATCGCCGTCGACCGTGCTGCCGGCGTCCAGGCTCCAGGGCTGGCCTGCCGGCCAGGCCTCGACATGGTGACGGCGGCCGTCCTTGTGGCGCAGCGTGCCCAGGGGCTGGTGATCCAGGATGGCCACGTCCGCGGCCAGGTCATCGAAACGGTAGGGAGACAGCGCCAGCATCAGGTGAGTGTGCGACGCGCTCTTGCGGGTCGTGCTGCCCGACTGGAACGGGTCGATCTCTGCCCGGAACACCTGGAAGAACATCTCGCCGTCGTAGACGATATGCGCCGGGCGCAGGGTCTCGACCTTGCGGCGTACCGCGGAGCGAAAGGCCTCCTTGCGAATCCCGCTGGCGGTCAGCCCGGTCAGGTTGGCCGCCACCTTGCCGCGGTAGGTGTCATGAACATCGGCGCGGGTCATCCCCATGGCGGTCACTTCTGGCTCCGCCAGGAACATATCGCCGTAGGGCAGGTTGCGCGGGGCATACAGCGGCATCCAGCGCACGAACGTCCCCGAGTAGTCGCGAGCCAGTATCTGCTCGAGCGTGGCCTGGCGATCCTTGCGATGCACTTCGTAGGCGCGCCACGCATAGGCGAACGCGCGGTTCTCGCGGACCAGCGGCACGGCCACCTCGAACTTGATGCCGGCCTCGTCCAGCAGCGCCCTGATGTCTTCTTCGTCAGCGGAAAACACCGACCGCATGGCCTCGATGCGATCCAGGGCCGGGGCGTTGTAGGTGTCCCAGTAGGTCTCCAGGGCGCGCGCCAGATCCGCCCAGCGGGGCTGGGACTGCTTGTAGGGGGTCAGCCTCTCCAGTAGCCAGCTCATCCGTCATACCCCACATCGATCTCGGACTGGGTGAAGTCCAGGTAGACCAGATCGTTGAGCCCGTTGCTCTCCTTGTCGCCGAACAGCTCCACGGTGAAGTCGCCCATCTCGAAGTGCCCGGTGCTGCTGACCAGCCGGTAGAAGTCCTTGAGCTTGATCGTTTCGCGCCGCTTGGGGCTGTCCCGGTGGTAAGCGTCATGTAGGACGCGCTTCACGTCGCTGACGGCGCTGGACATGGGGATGTCGCGGGCAATCGTGCCCTGCAGCCGGATGGCGAACGGCTTGAGCTTGGGGGGAACCGCGACATAGCCGCGGCTGATGGGCGCCTCCAGGCGAGTCACGATCTCGTCCAGGACATCGGGCCTGTCGGGGGCATAGGCGCTGACGTATATCTTGCCGATATGGTCGACGCTGGGGCCATGCACGCGCTCCTGCTCCTGCTCTCCCCACACGCTGACCCATACCACTTCGGGCCACTGGCGGCGGATCGTGAAGCGGTAGTCGTCGCGCCAGGTCAGTTGCTCGTCATACAGCGGGTAGTACAGCGCATTGCGCCGGATTTCCTCGATGTCCTCGCGCGGGCGGCCGCCGGTGATCGCCGTCCGGGTGCGCGCCTCCACCATCCCGACGTTGCGATCGGGGCTGCCGCTCAGGTAACGCATCTCCTGCCCGGGCAGCAGCTCGGTCTGCCCGCGGGTCATGCTGGCCTCGACCTCGATGCTCGCCCCGCCGGGCGGCATGGCGCCGAAGATACCGTTGCCGAAGCGAATCCCGATCTCGTCCAGGGTGGTGTAGAACTCGTCATAGGCGTGGTCATCGCGCCCGGTGTTCATCAGGCGCGAGCGATAGACCCAGGGCTCGCCATCGATCGTGACGCCAATCTCGGCGACCTCCCGGGACGCGCCACGGTCCAGGGCCACCTCGTAGAAGGGGGTGCGTTCCTCGACAGTGAAGCGGAACGACTGCGGCTCCGTCTGCCGGAACTCGGCCGTGGTTGCGCCCCCGGCCGGGACCACCACGTCATCGACGTTCTGGTAGGGGAGCTGGTTGGCGCCGATCCAGCGCGTCCCGGCCGGGAACACCACCGGCTGGTCGCCATTGTTGGCCAGCGCCACCGTGCCGCGGCTGGGGGTCGGCTTGCGCGGGACATACTGGCGGCCTTCGGCGTGGGCGAGCACGCTCGAGCGATTGAGCGCGGTGCTCAGGAACGCCTCCTGATAGACGCGCTCGGCGCGCCAGTTGGCATGGCGCAGCGCCCACGACTGGAACAGCGACATCGACTCGATGATCTGGCTGTTCTCCAGGTGGGCGTACCCCGGGAGGCCGGTCAGGATGCGCTTGAACTCCGCCAGCGCCTGGTCTTCATCGATGAACATTTCAGATAGTGCCACGGGATGCGTCCTCTCCCAGCGTGATCTCGTCTTGGTAGGTGCCCAGGTCGTGAACGACCTCCACCGCGCAGCGGTCGATGGCCGTGAACGCTACGCCGATCCGACGGATGCGCACGTCGCGCACGTCCGCGGGCAGCTTGCGCACGATGGCCATTTCGATCTGCAGCGACAGGGTTGGGGATTGCGGGTCGTGCCACAGGGGGCGCAGCGGATGCCCCCAGCCCGGATCGTCCGCCACCGTTCCCTCGGGGGTGGCCAGCCAGTCGTGGATGCGGTTGTTGAGTCCCGCGCCTCCGGCGTATTGCTTGATCCCGGCCGTATCCATGGCCAGGTAGTGGTCCAATTCGTCGTACATGCTCAAACCCTGTCGTAAGCCATCAGCGTCAGCGTGGTGTCATCGAACTCCATGGCCACGTCGCGCAGCCCCTCGCTCTTGCGATCCTTGCCGTTGCGGCCGGTGCTGCCGTCCTTGCCGTCACGGCCATCGCGGGCGGCCACGGCCGGCGGTTGCGGCGATGGGGCGGGGCGGCTGCGCCGCGGCGACGAGGGCGACGACTCGTCGGCCTTCGGCGCCGGATGCAGGGCCTTGGCGGCCTGGCGATCGTCCACCGGCTCCGTGGTGGGCTCGGGTAGGCGGGTGGCGCGGGCGGTCGCCCGTGAGCCTTCGGACGCCGTGGCGCGCGCCGCGGTGGGTGTGGTGACATCGGTGGTCGCCGCGGCGATGGTGGCGGTGGTGCGCCGGCCGACTCGCGGCTCGCGCGCGGGCGTGTCGCTGGTCGGGGCCTGCCCGGCGGCGGCCAGGGCGGCGGACTCATCCACGGTGGGCGTTTCGCCCGGGGTGTCGTCCTCGCCGGCGATGGCCAGCACGTCCCGGCGCTCGCGACGGTAGCGGTCGGTGGTGGCCGACGCGCTGGCGTAGCGGCTGGCATAGTCCGTGCGGGCGTCATAGATGGCGTTGACCATCTCCTCCTCGCTGGCGTCCTTGCCGGCCTTCTCCACCGCATTCTCGATGATGATGCGGTTGCCCTGGCGGCTATGCTGGACCGACTGCGAGTACAGGGCCTCCTGGATCGCCTCGCTGCTGGTGTCCATCCCCGCATCCTTGGCGATCGCCTCCACCGGCTTGTAGTGGGTGCGGGTGATGTAGTCCTGCTGGGCCTTCTCGAAGCCCTCGGGGTCACGCTGGGCGATCTCGCGGTACTTGCTGCTGAACGCCTCGGACCCGGCGCGCATCCCCTTGAACTCGGCGCGGTAGGGCTCGCCTTCCTTGCTGTCGAGAAACGCCTGCATGGTGCCGGTCCTCGAGGCAAGCTGGTGCTCCCCGTAGGACACGCCGCCGGCATCCCCGATGCCGCTGGACACCGTGCCGACGCCGCGGCCGCCCGACTCGTACTTCTCGGACACGCGCCCCAGCTCGTCGCTTTCCAGCAGCGTTTCGTCGCGGCCGCCGGATGCCCCGGCCGGGGTGCTGGCCGAACGGGTCGGCGTGCTGGCCGGCTGGCCGGAAAACCACGACAGCGGGTTGTACCAGCGGGCGCCGCCATCCTGCCGCGCTCGCTCTTTCTCCTGGTCGTCCAGGGTGTCCTCGGCGGCGTCCTTCACCTGGTCCATGGTGCCGGCCACGGCCTCGCCGACCTTCTTGCCGGCTTCCTCGCCGCCCCAGGCCCCCAGGGCGCCGCCGATCAGCCCGCCCAGCACGCCACCGATGCCGGTCCCCAGCACGGGGACCACGGAGCCCATGGCGGCCCCGGCCACTGCACCGGCGCCAGCCCCGGCCAGGGCACCGCCGCCCGATCCCACCGCCGCGCTGCCGGCGACGACGTTCTTCTGGCCGTCGCTGAGGTTGTCGCCCAGCGAGTCCTTGGTGCCCTGGAAGGCCAGCAGGGCCGTCAACGGAACCGCTGCGGCCCCGGCCAGGCGTGAGCCCCCGGCCAGCAGCTTGCTCCCCCAGCCGGCGGCACCGCCGCCGCTGGCCGCTTCGGCTGCGGCTCCGCCCAGCCCGGGCAGGCGCGAGCGAACCCCCTCCCACAGCCGGCCCAGTCGACCACCGCGACCGGGGCGTGTCCGCGGCGATCGGCCGCCGCGCTCCCGGCCGCGCAGCATGTCCAGCGGCGAGAACCCGCCGCCGCCACCGCCGGGCGGGGGAATGCGCTCGATGGCGTCCACCACGTCATCCAGGCCATCCTCGATCGCCTCGGTCTGCGATTCGGTCGCCTCCAGCGTCTCGTCGTGGCGGTCGTCGGCCTGGTCGGTCAGGGCGTCGGTCTGCTCGACCCGGGCGGCCTGCCGCGCTTCCTGGTCGTCCTGGCGGGCGTCCCGCGCGTTGTCGGCGCGCCGGGCCTGGTTGGCGTCGGCATCGGCGATCGCCTCGGCCGTGCCGCGTGAACCCTCTTGCCCGGAAGCCCCCGCCCTGGCGGCCCGCTTGTTGCGGACCCACTCATAGGCCTTGCGGGCGTTGGAGTCCTCGCCGGTCAGCTCCTGGTACGCCTGTCCCAACTCCTTGGCCGAGGAATAGAACGCATTACCGACCGCGGTGCCGGCGGCATCCGTGGCATCGCCGTCATCGGTCAGGTTGTCGCCGATCAGCTTGAGCGTCCGGTTCAGCAGCGTCGGGTCGCCGTCCCGCTTGTCCTCGCCGGCGGCGTCGCGCTGCTCGCGCAACCGGGCCTGGGCCAGCTCCGCCGGGCTCATGCGGTCCTTTTCCTCGCGGGACAGGAACCGGCCGCTGTCATCGCGCAACGCCAGCGCGCGCAACTGGGCGGGTGTCAGCACGGGGGCGGTGCGCTCGCGTGCGGGGGCGTCATTGCCCGTCGCCTGGTCCTGTCGCGGGGCATCCACGTCCCGCCCGGCCGGCGCGGACTCCGCCTGGGTGGTGGCCTCCGCCGTGGCTCGGGCGGCGGCTTTGGCCGCGGCCTGGGGCGTGTCATCGGTGCCCGACGTGGATGCCGGGGAGCGCCGCCGCGGGGCAGGGCGGGTATCTATCGCCGGGGGCGCGCCCCGTTCTGTCGTCGGCACGCCGGGGGCTCGACGTTCGGCGGGGGCCGGCGCGGGCCGATCGGGCAGGGAGCGCTCCACGCTGCGTTCGATGCGTCGGACGCGGGTAATCTGCTGGCGCAGGCTGCCTTGCCCCCCGTCCGCCACGAAACGTCCTCGGGCATCCCGGCGAGGCTCGGCCCGAGCCGTTGTCGCGCCGTCACGCCGGACGGCCTGGCGCGTGCCGGCGGTGTTGCGCTCGATGCGCCCCAGGGCCTCGAGCACGCCGTTGCGCGCCGGGTCCAACGGCGACAGATCGATCGGTGTGACTACCGGTGCGCCTTTTCCATTTCCTTGAGCTTCTTGTGCAGGCCGCGCTCGAGGTTCAGGGCGGTCGTCTTGGGCAGCGCCAGCACGCTCGCCGCGTCCTGATTCGCCCACAGGGCCAGGTTGTTGATGATCGTCAGCCATGCGCTCTTACCGTAGTCGCGGAAGATAGTCGCCCCACCGAACCGGAAACCTGAGCCGGGTGTTGTGCCCGGCCTCCTGGTCGCAGTTCACCGGCGGCGTGAGTAGCAGGCACTCGCCATCGACCAGCTCCGTCTCCAGCCCGTGGGCCATGTCACGCCAGGCGGCCTCGACGCTTTCGCGCAAGGCCTCGAAGCGGCTCAGGGTCAGCCCGCGCACGACGCGCTCCATGTCGGCAATGCGTGAGTCTCTAACGCCCTGGTAGTCGGGCGGGGTCAGGGCGGCGACGATCCGGTGGCGCTCGATCAGCGCCATGATGCGTTCGTAATCGGCGGTGCCCGGCTCGCCGGCCTCGCTCCGAAGCTGCTCGATCTCCTCCATGGCGTGGCCGTCCAGGGGGCGCACCTCCAGCGTCTGGCCGTCGTGCTCGATGTTCCGGTAGGCCCGCCCCTGAATGGCCCGGTAGCCGGCCGCCAGGTCGTTGAGGTGGATCAGGGCGTCATGCTCATCGCCACAGTGCGGGCAGCCGTAGGGAAGGTGGATGCTGGTATCCGTCGCGGTGTGGGCGTGATACCAGAACGCCGCCAGGATGCGATCGTCGGCCGTCCAGTCGCGGGCATCGGTGAAGGCCGCCGGATCGGCCTGCAGGGTGTTGAGCACGGTGCTGGCCACGCGCTCGGTGTGACCCGGCTCGGTGTCGGCAAACTGTTCGCAGTCCGCCACGGTCGCTTCGCGCAGGTGAACGGTCGTGCCGGGGTCCGAGGGCAGGTTGAAAGGGGGGATCGACATGGGCGGCTCCATGAGGCGGTGTCATGGTGCCGATTCTATCATCTGAGGTAACGGACTGTTACTCGATAGGAAAGTCAGTAGTGCTTGCCGAAGCCGCGGAACTCCTGGACCGTCAGCGGGAACTCCAGCAGCCCGCCGCCGGGCTCCACGGATTCGGTCAGCTCGCCGCACATTTGCGGCTGGACGCGCAGCTCCTTGTACAGCGTGGCGCCGCCGTTGTAGTCGAGCCGGAACAGGCGCAGGGTGCGCAGGTAATCGGCCGGCAGGCTCCAGGTGCCCGCCGGGGAGACGATTTTCGCCGTCCAGGCCTCGAACCAGTCGACAATGCGCCCGTCCTGGTTGTCCCGCATCGTCATCGATACCGCCACCGGGCGGATGCCGTTGAGGTAGTTGAGGTAGTGGGCGCCGACCCGCTGCTCGGCGGACTCCAGCTCGATCGGCGTGAACGACACGCCCTTGCAGTACAGCTCCCAGTCGGCCGGGGCCTCCTCGATCTCGACCCGGTACTGCCAGCCTTCGCGGAAGTGCGTATTGACCATCCGCTTCGAGAGGGCCTTCATCGCCGACAGGTTGGAGTCGCCGTAGCGGCGGGGCGTGGAGCGCGGCGTGCCGGCTCGGGGCGGTCGGGTCAGTGCCATGTTTAGGCCATGATGCTCGGGATGATGGCTTGTTGCTCCTGCATGGCCAGCTCGACGTTCTCCTTGGCTTGCAGCAGCTCGGCGTCGCCGCGCAGGTGGTCTGCGGGGATCTCGCTGGCCTGGTTAACCTGGCGCTGGCGCTGGGTGTTAAGAATGTCCAGCAGGGCATACAGGTAGTCGCCAATCAGGCCCACCGTGCCGTGCGGCAGGGAGTCGGCGGCGAGGTCCAGGCCGGCGAAGTCGAAGAAGTAGCGCAGGGTGAAGGGCGGCTCATGGGTCGCATCCAGTGCCAGCGCCCATTGCGGGCCGCTGACACTATCCTGTTCGTGGAGAAACACGGTCTTGCCGCGCGCGTCCACGCCCCCGATCGGGGCGAGGGCGTGCGGCGGGGCGGTGACGACGGGATCGGCCGCCAGGCTCGAGCCGTCGAGACGCAGCGCCGCGATATGCCCCGCCTTGTCCTGGTAGGTGCGAAGCGCCAGGCGCAGCAGGCGCTGCTGCTGGCCGGTGTCCTGCACCAGCAGCAGCGGGAAGCGGGCTTTCACGTCGTCCAGCAGGTCCAGCGGGGTCATGGGGGCTCCTTATGCGACTTCGGGCTCGATGTAGTTGGCGTAGAGCGTGCCGGCCGGCTTGACCAGGGCGGCACGGTCCTCGACCGACAGGTCGACGCCATCGAGGCTCAGCCAGCAGTCGTGCATGGTGAAGTTGTGGGCGCTGGCGCCCTTGCCGTTCATCGACTCCGGGGTGGCCTTGAGCCGGCAGCGCAGGTAACGCTTGTTGACGACCCAATCGCGGACCATCTTGTACACGTCGCCCTTGATGACCTCCTTGAAGGTGATCGGGATCTCGGCGGCGTTGTTGTAGTTGCCCTGCTGGAGCACGCGCACGCCCATCGGGCCGTAGGACTCGATCATCTCGCGCATCAGCGGCGGGAGCTGGGCGGCCTGAATCAGCGTGGCGTTATCCTCGAACCCCTCGATCTCGAGCAGGAAGTCGGTGCCGATGAGGCCTTCGCCCTTGGCGACATGCGTGTTGTAGGACTTCTGGAACAGCTCGGTGTTGCCGGACGCCCCGGTGATCTTTGCCATGTGGGTCTCCTTTACCCGAAGGTGCTGGGTATGTCTGAGCGATTGACGGTGCCGACCGTCTCGAGCTGCAGGGTCAGTTGGCCCTGGAGCGGGTAGCCTTCGTGGCTGATCGGCCCGTCGAGTTGTCGGCTGATACTGGTGATGACGCACTCCGGGTAGATGATCTGGCGCCCGGCGTTGAGCGCGATCGTCTTCTCGGGGATGCGCCCCATGGGGGTCGCGCCGTTGAGCTCGGGCGAGGCGGCCTTTTCCAGCTCCACCACGGCGGCCTGCACTTCGGCGTAGGCGTCATGGATGGCGTACAGCTCGAGGACCAGGGAAAACACCAGCGGCATGGTGCCGGACCATACCTGGGTGGTGTTGAGCTTGGTCTTCGAGGTCGTGTCCGTGCCCATCTGCGCCAGCCCGGAGGTCTTGGAGAGCATCGCCCCGGGCGTCTCGTTCTCGAACGGCGCTTCCCACATCGCGGTCAGCTCACGGCTCGAGCCCTCGCCGATGATCCCCACCACCAGGGCATCCCGGGTCTGGATGAAGGCCTTAAGATGATCGGACAGTTCCGAGTCGTTGTTGCCGACACGCGATGACATGGCTTACAGCCCCATCTGCCGGCGGCGGCGCATGGAGCGCTTGCGAGAGCGCTTGGCGGCCGCGTTGTTGGACTTGCGGCGCGCCTTCTTGAGCGCGGCCCGCTGCTTCGCGGTCAGACGCTTCTTGCGGCGGCGCTTCTTCTTGCGGACCCACTTCACTTCGCCGTCGCGAATGACTTTCTTGAGACTCTCCATGACCAGCGTGCCGCCCACGGAAAACTCGCTCACCAGGTCATCGTCATCCTGAGTCGTTTCGTCCAGGCGGTCGGACAGCCGCTGCCCGAGTAGCTGGCAGGCGTCGTCGTCGCCGTTGATCGCCTGCTCCACGTTGTCTTCATCGGCGCCGAGGTAGACGAAGGCGTCGCCGAGCGTGTCGAGCAGGGCGTCGTACTCCGCCTGTTCGTCATCGCTCATGTCGCCTTCGTCGTCTTCATCACCCTCGTCACCGGCGGAGAGCCCTTGGGCGAGGGCGTCCAGGGTGTCGGCGGTCCAGTCGCCGTCGTCGATCCAGGTCAGCGCCGCGCCCATGGCGGCGGCGCGAAGCTGGGTTTCGGCCGCCTCGAGGATGAGGGCATCCATCTCGCTGTCGCTGCGCGGCTGCCCGGCGCTTTCGAGCACCGGGTGATTCCCGGGGCGGAAGTCGCCGAACACGTCGGCATCGGCGCTCCCCAGCAGCAGGTTGTGCATGATCGGTCTCCGTTACTTGATAAGCGCCGGCTGGCCGGCGATGCGACGGGCCGCCCCGGTCGGGCAGATTTCCCAAGTCGCTTTCCACAGGTCGATTTCGAGCTGTTCGATGGTGAGAATGTAGGGCGACGTGCCGTCCACCTCGGGATTGCGCGGCGGCACCAGGGCGCCGGCCGTGACCATTTCCTCCATGATCTCGCTGAGAAGGTCGTGAAGGAGTTCGCGCGTCAGGCCGTCCGGCTCGAACTTGGCCGCGGCCGCCGCCAGCAGGAAGCGCTGGGTGATGTAGTTGGAAATGCTCGTGACCCAGCCGAAGCGGCTGTAGTTTTCCTCGTAGTGGGTGGTCAGGTCGTCACCGATGATGACCCCGGAGCCGCCCGCGTTGGCGAGGATCGGGTTGAGCCGCGCGTCATAGAGGGCTTCCTTGTTGAGCGGGTCGTCGCCGTACAGGGGGCGTGCGCCGCGGCGATCGACATAGCCACGCTTGGTGCCGGCCAGCGAGTAATGCACGCCCGGCACGTTGCCGGTAACGCGGGCGTTGCTGCGTGCCCGCGCTGCGGCCATGGCCCCGGAATAGCCCCACACCGCGCGGCCGCCGTAGTAGGGGTCGATGAAGCTGTAGGCGCCGTGGGCGGCCTGAATCTGGCGGGAGCTGATGCCGAGATCCATGAGCCACTGGGCGGCCGCGGCGTTGCGCATCGTCGGCGGCGCGTCATAGTAGAACTGCACCAGGCGGCCATCGGCGATGTCCTTGGCGTTGCCCAGCACGGTCTCGTCATAGGTGCCGGCGGCGAACATGAAGTCCAGGTCGACCCGCATGTCGCGGAAGGCGTCCCAGGCGGCGATGTAATCGGCCGCGGTCGGGGCGCTGCCGTTGGTGCCGCCGGCGAAGGCAATCGGCGCGCTGGAGGCGGTGAAATCCGCCAGGCTGGCGTCCGGCCCCAGCACGGCCTCGAGGCGCGTGGACTGGTTCTCGAACACGGCTTCCACGAACGCCGGGGCGCCCATGTCGTCCACGTCGTCGGGGTCGAAGCCGAAGGTCAGCGATTCGACCACCTGGTCGTCGCCCAGGCTGTCGGGCTCGAGCACCTGCAGGGTGACGCGCTGCTTGTCGGTGTCGACCTTGCTGACGTTGAGCTTGCGCCGGGTCGAGGGATCGCCGTCCTTGGGGTAGACGATCAGGGCGATGCCCGCGCCGGCGGTCAGGCTGGTGCCATAGGCATGGGCGTCGGTGGTGACAGCTTCGGTGGACCCGGCGCTGTTGAAGGTGATGCTCGGGAACTGCGCATCCTCGGCCAGCACGCGCATGACTTGCACGCCCTGGCATTCCTTGGCCGCTTCGCCCAGGTGGCGCAGGCCTTCCGCCTTGCCGCCCTCGCGGGGATGGTAGGGCTTGCCGAACACGTCGCGCCAGGTGGCGTCGGTGACATAGACCGGGCGCCCGACCGGCCCCTTGGGGGCTTCGAGCGCACAGGCCGCCACGCCGACGCCGCCGGTCGAGGTGCGGTAGGTGTTGTCGATCAGCGGCAGGACGCTCACGCCGGCCGCATTGGTGATGGTCTGCTTAATCATGCGCTGTCGCCTTCATCGCCGGAAGTCTTGCCCTTGGCGGAACGCCGGGCGCGCTGTGCCCTGCCGGTGTTGCGAGTGGTGGCCTGTGCGTCGTCCGCCTGGGTCGTTTCGGTGTCGTCGCCCGCGGCATCCTCGGCCGGGTCCGTCTCGGCGTCTGCCGTCTCGGCCGGAGCATCCGGTGCTGGCACGCCCGTTACCGTCACGCGCGGCGCGTAAGCCTTGAAATGGTCGCGCAGCAGGTCGGCATCCGCGTGGCTGACGATGTGCCGGCTGCGGCCGCTCGGCGCGCGCAGGCGGACCCCACGGCTCAGGTAGGTGACACTGGAGCCGGTGGGGTTGTGGATCTCGATAGTGGTCTGCGTCATAGCTGCCTGGTCCTTGCGTCAGGGCCGGCCCTGGCGGGCCGGCGTGTCGAGAGGGTTATGCCTTGACGAACTTGAGGCGGCGGAACCAGGCCCGGCCGTTGTAGGGGTGGATGGTCCGGTACGCCAGCTCATAGAGGGTGTCGCGGTGGCGCAGGTCGGTGCCGACCGGGTGCTTGAACGGCACCGCGGTGATGGCGTCGGCCGCGACATAGCCGGCATCGCCGTGGTTGTCGCCCTTCGCGTAGCACAGACACTCCCACTCGTCCGCTTGCGGGTCGCAGAACAGGTCGTAGAGACCGAACAGGCGGCCCACGTAGTGCGGCTGCGGGGACTCGCGATAGCCCGGTGCCGGCGTGAAGTGGGTGCTGTTGAGCGACTTGAAGATGTTGCAGGCGCTGCGGCCGGCGACCACGCCGCGCAGGCCGGACAGGCGGTTGTCCATCATCAGGTCGGTGGAGATATTCAGCAGCACCTCGCGCAGCGACTCGTAGTGCTCCTGGTAGGTGAGCGCGCTGGGCACGGTCATGTCCCAGGTGGTCAGGCCCTTGGCGAAGAACCACATATCGTTGAGGCGCTTGCGGTCCTTGTCGGCCGCCAGGGTGTTGCGCATCGCGGTGGCGGTCATGCTGGTCATGTCCAGGCCGAACTCGCGACGGGCCTGGAACAGCGCCTGCACGGTGGTCTGGCCGCTGATGGCGGCTTCGTGCGGCAGGATGACCCAGCTCAGGATGTCATGATCGACGGTGGGGATCAGCGACGGGTCTTTCTCGATCGACACGTCATAGCCGACATGCAGCTCGGCGCCGTTGGCCGGCGCCGCGGAGAAAGTGACGTTGATCGCGCCGGTGTCGTAATCGACGGTGCCGCTCAGGGACGGGCCGTAGATATTGCCGCGGCCGTCGTCGGACCCCACTTCGTCGCGGTCCTGGTAAATCTTGATGAAGCCGCCGACGTTGGCGCCGGAGTTGCGCAGCGGCATCCCCACGTCGTAGGTGAAAGCGGTCTTGGTGCCGTCGGCGACGCCCAGCGGCTGGCGCTGGTCCATGGAACTGTACTGACCGCGGTAGAACTGGTCGATCTCCTCGCCCTTGGTCAGATCGCCGAAGGTGGAGCCGGCGAGGCGACGCACGCGGAAGATTTCGGTGCGGTCGAAGTTGGCCGGTACGGTCGTGACCATCTCGTTGGTGATCGAGTGGAGCTGCACCGGCAGTACCAGGGCGGCCATATGGTCGCGCAGCACCTGGCCTTCGGACGTGCTCATCGGCCCCACGCTTTCCATGATCTGCTCGGGGGCGCCGCCGCCGGGGCTGCACAGGGTCGCGAGGTTTTCCATCGCGCGCTGGCCGGCGGCCAGTTGCTCGGCACTGGGCAAGCGGCCGGTCTGGCGGTGGTAGGCGCGCACGGCATTGGCCTGGGTGGCGAGAATCATGCCGGCGCTGTCGCCGAATGACTCGAACACGCTGCCCTGGACTGCATCCGTGAGCTGTGCGTTACGTTCCTTGGATTCGGTGATGAAGTCGCCGCCGTCCATCTGCGGTGACACCACGGCATCCATCATGGCCTTGGCATCGCGATTGATGTTTGCCAGGCGCTGGGCGTAGTCCTGCTGAGAAGCCATATACTCTCCGTTGGTTTCGACTGGCCTCCAAGGCCGGCTGCGTGGCACCGCCCCCGGATTTGTAACCGTCTGTGACGGGTCGTTTCTGGATTTTACACGACAGGTAAAGCGGAATCACACAAAAAGCAACCTTGGAAGTAAAACAGTACCTCCAAGGTTACTAGGCGGGGTCGGGCCGGCGTGTCGAGAGAGGGGCTATGCAGGGGCGAAGGGCTTATTGCACCGGGTAGTTGCCCGCGCTCGAGCCGCTGGAGACGGGCACCTGGGCGTTGCTGTGGATCTCGTCGACCACGGCGTTGGCGATGGCCTCGGCCATGCGATTGACCCAGGAGTATTCGCCGGTGGCGGTGGCCCCCTGGCTCTCCATTTCGCTGACGATGCGCCCTTTGAGGGCGTCCTTGCTCAGTGCCATGGCTTATTTCCCTGCGGTTACGGTGCTGGACCCGTCGCCATGCGGGTTGCCGGTGAAGTGGCAGATATGGGCGGTGGTCACGACGGGGCTGCCGTCGTTGTGGTGGATGCTCTTGGCATTGACCTTGGCCGTGCCGGCGACTTCCGCGGTCATGTCGCCGCCCACCTCCATCCGGGCATTGCCCGCCACCTTGACGATCAGGTTGGCGCCCACGTTCTGGCGGGTGTCGCCGTCGCTGGAGTGGAACACGTCGGCCGCGCCGTGAAGCACGATATGGCCGTCGGCGGTGATTTCCAGGGCGGTACCGCTGGCGCGCTGGGTCACGCGGCAGGAACCGTCCGGGGCGCGCTCGATGGTCGTGCCGTGCTTGGTCGACACGCGCGCGCCATGGTAGGGCGGGGCGGCCGGCGTCGGCTGCACGTCAAGGCGCTGGTGGGCGTAGGCTTGCGGCCCCTGCCAGGCTTCGTGGGGCAGGTTGGGGGCGCCGCCGGGGGCGAAGTGGCACCAGCCGGTGATGCGCGGGTAGCGGGTGTCGCCGCCGGGGAAGTCGACCCATACCCAGTCGCCCACCTCGGCCGGCTCGAAGTCGCCGGCGTTGGGCCGGGCGCTGGCCAGCTTGTACTCCGCCCAGGGTAGGTCCTGGTCGGGCACACCGGCCCACCAGCCATGCACGCGCACCTGCACGCGCAGCAGGCGCTTGGGGTCTTGGGTGCTGACCACCTGCGCGCGGTATTCGCCCATCTGGTCGTCGGCGCGGAATGTCAGGGCGTGTTCACTCATTGAGGATGACTCCCTTGATGCGGGTCTGGTAGCTGTCCTTGCGCTGCTGGCAGGCCATGGAGGCGATCATGACGTGCTCGGGCACGGATTCATCGAACGGGCGGCCCTGCACCGAACGGTGGAATTTCAGCGCCAGGCGCTGCCCCGGGGCGAAGCGCCCCTGACCGTCCAGCAGCAGGTCGATGGCCGGCACCGTGGCCAGGTTGAGGTTGTCGAGGGTCGCGCGCTGATGGTACTGCGTGGCCTCGTATCGGCCGCCGCCGCCCAGCGGGCCTTCGGTCATGCTCCAGCCGCCGTAGCCGCGGCGGATGCGGTCGTTCACCACGTCCTTGCGGTAGGTCAGCGCCCAGTCGCGGATCTGGTCGGGCTCGGGCTGGCGCCGGTCGGCATAATGCAGCGTCGCCACCGGGGCGCCCGCCCACAGCCGGCGCAGCGGGTGACAGTGAAGCCGGCCGCGGCTGTACCACACGGCCGCGCCCAGCTCCCGGCCCAGGGTGCGCAGCTTCTTGCTGGTGCGCTCGCCGGGCAGCAGGTGCCAGGCATCGACCAACGGGAAGTCGCCCATATCCAGCGCCAGCCCGGTGGCCGCGCCCAGGATCTGCCCAGGGCTCTTGAGGGCCTGGAACAGCGGCCCCTCGGCCGGGGCCTTGAGGGCGTCGACCGGCGCCGCCAGGCACTGGATCGACAGCCGGTTGCGGGCGTCGCTGTCCACGGACTTGATGACGAAGGCCTCGCTGACATCGAGCGTGCCGCCCATTTCGCTGTCATCGATCTGCGCGGCGATGATCGCCCCCTCGCGAACCCCGAAGTCGTCGCGCAGGGTGCGCTCCACGTCGTCAGCCTCCAGCAGCAGCCGCGGACCGGACAGGTCCAGCGTCTCGACGTAGCTCAGGCGCTGGAACATGCCCAGGTCCAGCGGCTGGCCGTCAATGGTCATCTTCTGGATCAGCGCCTGGCGCATCAGTTGCCCTCCATGACCCACAGCTCGAGCTGCCAGCGCAGGGTGTCGGGCAGGCTGACCCGGGCGCCCTGAATGGCGTAGGCGCGCACGCGCACGGGCAGGGTGACGGCGTGAAGGCGGCCGTTGTCACGCTCGAGGCTGGCATCCTCGAAAGCGACCGTCTTGGGGTCGATGATCTCGGCGGTGATGCCCTCCAGGGGCTCACCGGCGACCTCGTAGGCCAGGTCGAACTTGTGGCCGCGGGCAGCGCGGTTGCTGACGTGGAACAGCCAGGCGAGCTGCATGGTGTCCAGGGTCGGCTTGTCCCAGGCCATCAGCGTCAGACGGTACTCGATGGCCACCATGGCGAACGACAGGCGCAGTTGCTGGCCGCTGTCGGTGATGGCATGGCGATCGTACTGGTAGTCGCCGGCCTCGGGCTCGATGACTTCGATCGCCGGCTTGCGGCCGTAGGCGATCAACGGCAGGGCGGGGCTGTTGCTGCTCAGTTGCCCGGCCTTCTGGCGATGGGCGGCGCTGGCCTCGATGGCGCGCACGATGCCTTCCGGCTCGTCAAAGTCGCCGCGGAATATCTTGTGCTGGGGCTGGCGCTGGAGAAAGCGTTGCCACTGGCGCGGACCATCCATCGCGCCGGTGGCGTAGATTGTGGCCAATTTCTGGCCCAGGCCGAAGTCGACGGCCTGAATGACGGAATAGTCAGACATAAGAAAGCCCCTCAATTTCCCCGTATTGTACGGGGTGCGGGGGCTTGTGTAACGATTTGTAACTACCTATTGAGGCGTGCCCGCCTGGGTGCCGCCGCTGGTCTGGCCATCCTGCAGGCGCAGCGTCCAGTTGGTGGTGTCTACCACGATTTCACCGGCAGGCCCGGTGTAGGCATCCGCCTTGCTTTCGTCGCCACGCTTGAGCTGAATGCTCTCAAATTGCTGCATGAGTCACCTCTCTAAGCTGCCGCCCAGACGGGCGGCGCGGTGGTTGATGGTCAGGCTGCTGCCGAAACCTGAGCCAGTGCGTCGTTCCACTCAGCATTCACGTCGAGGTCGGCCAGGTCGACCTCGTTTGCGGCGTTCAGCAGGTCTTCAACGATTTCACGGGCCGCAAAACCGGCATTCAGGTGCGCGAAAACCGCGTCATACACCGCCTGCATTTCCTCGGTGCTGGCGACCGGGAATTTGCTCGGTCCCTCCACCTGAACTTCGTTGCCATCGGCATCGGTTTCGGTGGTGGTGACAGGCTTGCCGCGCCACATGGCCGCTGTCATCTCACCTGCCTTGAACTTGCTGAGAATGCCCTCGGCATTGACGCGAGCCTCCAGGTCGCTGGCAATATTGACGCCCCGATACTCGAAACGACCGCTATCGTAGTTATCGTGGATTCGGGCAAGCTCGCCTAGCAATTCATCACGCACAGCATCGACATCGCGCTCCTGCAAGGTGTGCGTGTAAGTCACCTCGCTTTCCGATACGGCACGCTCAGCGGCGCCAAGCTCCGTCATGCGGTCGGCAGAAGGCTTTACAACCTTGACCGGAAGCACGCTAAGAGCGCCAACCTTGATGGCGCCGACAATGCCGTTGGGCACCAGGCGGTAATCGCCACCTTGGCGCATGATGATGTCGCGAACCTGGCCGGCATCGTAGGGCATGGGGCCAGCAATACGTTCGTTATTACGGAGGATTTCGCACTGCATAGGGGTCACCTATAGTAAGACTAGCTTGTTGAAGCCTGAGTCGTGTCCGACCAGGGTGGGTACAGCAACGGCAACGCAAATCGCCTTTCTCAAGTTGTAGCTATCCGAGTGCTTCATGATACCAAGATAGCTGTTGATCGACGATATATTGGCCTCTGTAGGCTGGCTTCCTGCCAGCACCTTTGCCGATTCTACCGTCATTCTCCGCGTGTATCTCCGGTACGGCTTGACGATGTAACCGACAAAATTTATCCCTTGCGATGCCTTCTTTATCATGCACTTGTCGGGATGAAGCACCAAGTCGAGTCGCTCGCGAATAAAGCGATCTATTTCATCAAGGCACCACTCAAGATACGCCCTGTCTTTCGACAGGATCACGGCATCGTCCACATAGCGAACGTAATACTTTGCTTTCAGCACATGCTTGATGAATTTGTCCATCGCGTCCATGTAGACATTGCTGAAAAACTGACTGGTCAGGTTCCCGATGGGCAGACCTTTGTGCTTCGGGCAATGCCATAGTGACTTGTGCTTGGGCACAAGCTCGAACCGGCTGTTCGGCTTGATGATGGGGCTTACCGTAGGATCATTTTCAATGATCTGCTTGACCAACCGTGTCGTAAGCGTGTGGTCGCCTAGCTCATCGCCTATTTTTGGTTCCAGGGCCTTCCACAGAATGTCTTTGTTGATGGAAACAAAGAAATTCTTGATGTCGAACTGTAGAAACCAGCAGTCATCTGCATAGTTGTTCGTGATTCTCCGATGAAAAGTAGACAATCGGTTAGAAGCCGTCAGTGTGCCGCGCCCCTTGATGCAGCTGAACGTGTCCTCGATAAACCGCTCCTCGAAATGCTCGCCGATGTCGTTGTAAACAAGGTGGTGAACGATTCGATCACGGAACTTGGCCGCCCATATCTCTCTGGCCTTGGGGCGCTCGACAACAAACACTTCCGACCGGCCTATCTGATATTCGCCGGAATTGACATCATCCAGCAGGCGATCCAGGTTCTTCTCGAAGCGAGTCTCAAAGGCAATCGTGCTGTTTTTGTTGCGCTTGGCACGCCGACAGTCGATGTACGCCTGAAATATATCCTGATAGGTATAGCGATGGTGTAGTTTAAGCATGCGCCACCCCAGATAACCTCCGCACGGGCGCCACCCAGTTGCTGTTGTTCTTGTTGTTGTTGTTCTGGTTGCCGTCACTGAATCTCTGAATCCAGGCGTTGTTGCTGGAGTTCTCAGTGGAGGAAGGATGCAGTCTCAAATCCGCCGGGCACGTCACCGCGCCCGAAAGAATGCTTTCGCTTTTTGCCACATGGGCGCTGCAACCCGAGGTAATAAGCTCACTGTGCCGGCCTTGGCCTAAGCACACTCTGGCTGGGTGACGCATGCTTAACACGTTAGAGCGCCTTGCTCATGATCTGATCGCGCGTGGACTGCTCCCAGCCTCGGCACTGTTTGATGATATTGACGACGATGGACACCTGTTCGCCATAGCGCTTGTGCGGCACCTGCTGCAACTCGCTGGCGATGCGGTAGTTGATCAGCATCGTCTGTGTGCTGCGCTTGATGTCTTCGATAAAGCGCAGCTTCACGGAAAGATTGTCGCGTTCCTCGTAGGCCAAAAACACCGCCTCCGCCATTTCCTGAGCGGCGTCGAGAATCTTCCGGCCAAGCGTGTACTTGTACGACTTGCTCATTCTGGCGGTGATGACATGCGCGTCACGCAGCAAATATCTGGCCTTTCTGTAAATCGGTGTTTTCTCGTAAGCCTGTAGCTTTTCCATCACAATCTCTTGCTGCGCTAAATTCATGGTTGGGCCGGGCTTGAACGCCCGACCCCTTTAAAAACAAAAGGTTAAACAGAAACCCTCCGCACGGGCGCCACCCAGTTGCTGCTGCCCTTGCCGTTGCCGTACTGGTTGCCGTCACTGAAACTCTGAATCCAGGCGTTGCCGCTGGAGTACTCAGTGGAGGACCAGATGTAGCTGGAGCCGAAGGAGGTAAACGTATTGCTGCCGCCGGATGGGTCAACCGAGTCGATCATGTCGTGGTTATCGAACATGAAGTCGAGCTCTTCCTTGTTCGGAAGGTCGTACCCCATGGATCGGCAATACTCGGCGGCTGGATGCTGGCCTGAGCCACGAGCCACGAGAACGTCGGTGTTGTATTCGCCACTGTTTGGGTCGGGTGTGCCGGAACTTCCAATATTCGGCAGGCTGGTATCCGTGCCGTAGCTGCCCCACTCCTTCTGCGCCCGCTTGCTCGCCGGGGCTGCCAGCAGCCAGTAGCCGTTGATCTGACCGACCACGATGTCGCCGTCGATAACCGCGCCTTCGGAAATTGCGATGATGCTGAACGACACGACCGAGCTTGTGGCGGCGTTGGTGCTTTCGCCTTCGTAGGTCAGCCGCGCGTAGACGGTCGATCCACCCTCGAACGTCACGCCCGCTTCTGCCAGGTCGTAGCTGGTCAGGTTGACGGTATCGCGCCCACTGGTGTGGATGATGTTGGTGAAGCCGGCATCACTGGCAAACTCGAAGATGGACGCCGCATGGGTGTCGGCGGTGCCGTCCGCCTTGATACCGTTGAATTGACTGGCGGTAATGATCGGCGACTGAGCTACGTTGCTGGCGCCATCCAGCGGTGAAATGATCTGGGGGATCGCCACGCCGGACAGGGCCTCACCGCCACCGACGAAATGCCCACCTTCAGTCACGCCATCGCAGATGCGCAATTCCGGCTTACTGCCCCGAAAATCAATAATCGGCTCGCCGGGCTCACCCACATAAGTGTCAATCGCGTTACTGGTAAACCGCTTCCATGTCAGCGGCTGCGTCATGACTTTAGTGGCCATTAGTTAATCACTCCCAGGTCAATACGGTCGTCAATGGTCAGGATGTTGGAGAGCGGGATGCCCCCAATGGTCGTGGTGTTTTTGATTTCCTGGCGAGCGCGCGAAGCTGCGCCCGCCGGGGTTTCCACGCTGCCGCCGTCAATGGCTGCCTGCAGCTTGTCGTCGACAGTGGATGGAGTCGCTACGTTGCCCGCCGAAACGGCACCGGCAATCGCCGTATCCAGTTCCGTCTGGGATACGCCGGTGATCTGCCCGGCATCAATGCCGGCCTGGATGGCACCCTCTACGGCAGCGGCTACGTCGCCATGGCTGGCAATCGCTGTATTCACCGCGCTGGCAATTACTGCATCCACAGCAGCATCGCCGGTTTTCAGAACCTCCTCGAAAATCACCGCCATAGCGTCGGGCGACGCACCCAGGTCGATGATTGCTTGCGCGCGAGTGGTGAGCGACCTCGCGGTCGCTACCAGATTTCCGATTTCAATTTCTGTACTCATCACAACTCTCCCAGGTCAATCGCGTCGTTCACAGTGAGGTACTGGTCGGCAGCAATGCCGCCCAATTTGCTGGAATCCGTCGCCGTGCCGGTGGTCGGCAGGTAATCGTGGGTGTGCGCGGCATCGGCGAAGTCGGCGGCATGCTTGCCGTCTACCGTGTCGGCATTGATGCCCAGCGCGTCGATGTCGGCCTTGGTCTGGTCGCCGGTGGCGCCTGCCTCGATACCGGCCAACTTGGTCTTTTCGGTGCCGGTGTAGTCCTCGCTCGACAGGCCTTTTCCAGCTACCACGTCGACCTTACCGGCCAGTGCATCGCTCAGCCCGGCGATGTTGCTGATCCCCAGTGCATCCAGGGTCTGGCGGTTGGCCTTGATGTAGGTGACCACTTCCTGCAGTTCATCCAGGGTGGTGTCATCGCTGGCCAGCAGGGTGTTGATGTTGTCGATCAGCCCCTTGAGTACCCGTCCCTGATTGGCGCTTAGCGGCGACGCGGCGGACAGGCTGGCCAAGCCATCGACCACGCTGTCGATGTCGACCTTCAGGTCCAGCGCGGCCTGCTGCGCGGAGGAAACCGGCTTGTCGGCATCGCTGGTGTTGTCGACGCTATCCAGGCCCACGTCGGCTTGCGTGGTTGCCCGCGCGCGCAGGCCCGCATAGTCGCCGCTGACGCTGAACTCATCACCCACGTTGGCCTGGGCGCCGTCTTCGATACCATCGAGCTTGGCCTTGTCACCGGACGCCATGAGCCCGCCGGTGGTGGTGGTAGCGTTACCGGGACGGCCCGCCAGGTCGCTGTACTCGCCGGACGTGGCGACACTCGCCAGGTCAGCCGGCTGGACCGCGCTATCCGCCTTGCCGCCCTGGGCAGACGTGGCGAAGTCGGCAGCCTGCTTGCCGTCCAGCAGGTCGGCATCGAGCCCTGACCCGGCGCCGTCCACGGTCTTGACCTTGGTCAGCACGTCGCTGGCGGTATAGGCGCTGGCGTCAAGCTTGGGCGCGACGACATTGTCGGCATGGGTTTTGGCGGCACCCTCGGCAGCGCTGGCGGCGGCCTGGTACTCGCTCTCAATGGTCGCCAGTTGCTTGCCGTCGAGCTTGTCAGCGTCGAGTCCGGTGCCGGCCCCATCCACTGTCAGCAACTTGGCGAGCACGTCAGCAGCCGTGTAGCTGGCGCTGTCGAGCTTCTGGCCGATCTGGTTGGCGATGGTAGTGGCGAAATCCGGGTCATTGCCCAGCGCGGCGGCCAGTTCGCTCAGGGTGTCCAGGGTTTCCGGCGAGGTGTCCACCAACGCGGACACGGCAGCGGCAATCGCGCTGTCACGCTCGGATTCAAGTGTGGCCAGTTGTTTGCCATCCAGGGTGTCGGCGTCCAGGCCGGATGCCGCGCCATCGACGGTCAGCAACTTGGCCAGAATGTCGGCGGCGGTAAAACCGCTGGCGTCGAGCTTGGTGCCCAGCGCGGTCTGCAGGTCGCTGATGTCGCCGGCGTTCTGGGCGATGCCGTCACGGTGCTTCTGGAGCGCGGCACTGATCTTGGCGCGCAGGTTGGTCAAACTGGTATTGATGTCAGCCATGATCGGATTCCTTACGCAGACTGTTCAAATTCGGTCGCCATGCCATCGAAGGCCGTCGCCACGTCGTCCTCGACCGCCACCGGCTGGTTCTGGACGGTGATTTCGTCGGCATTGATCTTCTGGGCGGTCACGACGGGTGCGGAAATCTGCTCATGGCCGAACACCACGGCATGCCCGGCAATCGCCTCGGTCAGTTCCACGACGACGGTGTTGGCATCGGTGATGGTGATGCTGGCGTTGACGATCTGCCCGGCGGTGTCATAGACCGCCACGATCACGTCAGTGGTGCCCAGGTTGTGGCGCAGCGTCCACGTCAGGCTTTCCAGCCCCTGGCTATGCACATAGCTCGACTGGGGGCGGTTGGTCGGATACCACGTTTCAATCCCGCCAATGGTGGCGAAAATGAACAGGATGCCGCCCTTGAAACAGGTCTGGCCCGGCTTCGGGCTGGCGGGAAAGTCGGCGACCTGCTGAAACTGCAGGTGGCCGCGCAAATCCAGGTTGGTGCGAACGGATACGTTGGCCATGAGTTAGGATCTCCGGTGGGGCACGCCGGCGAAGTAGGCACGCCCCATGCAAACGGTCTTGATATTCGCCAGCACCTGGTACTGCCCGCGGATCGCCGTCAGGGCCTGCTCGCGAGGCATTTCCGGTAGATCGCTGCGCAGCCGCTGCAGATTGTCTCTGCACCGTTCGGTCCAACTGACCAGGTGGGCGGGGTGCGGTTTACTCACTCGTCGTCACCAGCGTCTCGGCGCGCTCGAAATAACGCTTGATCCAGTCAACGCGCTGACCGAACCACTCCAGCGTCTCCCCATCGGCCAGGTCGTCCGGGGTCAGTCGCCCGGCCACCAGTTGCAGGTGGGCCAGCAGCCGGTCGACTTCCTGCAGCGCTGCATCGGCGGTCAGCAGGGTCGTCGGGTCGATGTAGCGGAAGACGGGCTCATCCATGTCAGCGCGCTCTCATGTCAGTCGGGCCGGGCGAACCCGGCCCGTCAGGCTCAGGCCAGGTCAGTCAGCGACTGGACGGCCACTTTCACGTTGGCGGCTTCGGTCAGGGAAATGCTGACGGTGTTGTTGTCAGTTTCCTCGACAGCCACGATGTCGTTGCGATAGATGCCATCGCTACCTTCGACCCACACCTGTACCGACACGAACGCGCTGTTCAGGCCGTGGGCAACGCTGTGGTTCAGCGCCGCCGCGCCGGACTGGAAGGTCGCGCGCTGGTTGTTGATGTCGGTCTTGAGCTGGGCGGCACCCTCGCCGGCAGCGGCGTCGACCTCGTTGATCGCGGCCACCAGCGACGCCTTGGCAGTCGTGCTCAGGGTCGACAGGTCGCCTTCGGCCGCCTTGGCGCGGTTGGCCTCGGACTTGAGGGCGGCGTCGAGCTTGTCGTCGGCATCCTTGAGGCTGGTCGCGGAAGCGATGTAGTTGGCACCGGCATTGGCGGCGTAGGTGCCGTCAGTGCCCAGGCCGGCACCGGTCTGCGTGGTGTCCAGTTCGCCCTGGACCGCATCGGCGTTGGCGTCGACTTCGTTGAGCGCGGATACCAGGTCGCCCTTGGCATCGGTGGTCAGAGTGGTCAGGTCGCCAGCTTCGGTTTCCAGGGTGGAAACGCGATCCTTGAACGCCTGGGCCACGTCGACGGTGAAGCCGGTATCGGCCGATCCGGTGACGGTGACGAAATCCGTGGTGCCCTGTACTTGGGCGTTGGTGTTGTCGACGGTATCGACGCCACCGGCCGAGTTGAACAGAACGCCGTCATTGGCGTTCAGGTAGAACGCGGTATCGCCGGAAGTCGCCTTGAAGTAACCGGCGGTCGTGACCTTGTAGTAGTCACCGGCGGCGGTCTGGCTCAGGGTGGACAGGTCGAGGGCGGAAGCCGCGTCGACGCCACCGTCGATGGTGCCGACATACTCGAACGCATTGCCCAGCGAGGCGATCTTCTGATCGACGTAGCTGGTCTGCGCGTAGTCGGTTTCAACCGTGGTCAGGCGGGCATCGAGTGCATCGTCGGCGTCGCTGCGGGCCTGGGCTTCGCTGGAAACCTGGCTGTCGATGTAGGTGACGTTGCCGAAGGCCTGCACCACCACGGCGCCCGTGTCGTCCAGGGACGAATACTTGAGCGCCTTTTCGGTGGTGTTGTACCAGACGCGGCCGGCGCTGACCGGCGAGGGGTCGGCGGCCAGGCGTTCGACGCGCAGGTTTTCGATGAAACCGTTGGCGGCCAGATTGATGCCATGAAACTTAGGAAAGGCCATGGGCGTGTTTCTCCAGGATGGTTAGCGATTCTCTCCACGCCACAACGTCTTCATCTCGCGCGTGCCGGCGTCAGCCGGCCAGGAAGTGCTTGAGCGTCAGCAGCTCACGATCCACTTGCAGGCAGCACGAATTGCCGTGCTCCACGCGCCACTCATCCAGGGAACGGTCGGTCTCGAAGACGAAACCATCGCGTCCGCCTTTCACAAGGGTTGCCCCTCGGAACTTCATGTAAGCCGCCAGGTGCATTTCCCGACGACCGACAACGACCTCGTTCATGCGTCACCTTCCAGGTCGGGGAGAAAAACGGCATCCAGGCGTACCGGGATTGCCTCGGTCAGCGTGACGCGCAGCCGGTCGGCATCCATGGCCTCGACGGCCGCGAACTGCGGATCGCCGGCCAGTGAGGTCACGCGCTCCACGAACTTCTCGGAGCCCATGCCGTGTACCACGACATGCTCCAGGCCCGCGGGCAGCGTGACGCTGTAATGGCGCAGGTCCGCGCTTGCGTCCGTCGATAGCGCCGGTCGCAGGTAGGAGACCGTGATGGTCGTCTCGACCGGATCAGCCAGCGCATCCCAGGGCTGCGGGGTGAAGTGAATCCCGCGGCTGTACAGCGCCAGCGCCAGGTGGTCGGGCGCCAGCGAACAGTCCAGGGTCACGTCATGCCGCCCGGTGGCTGCCTGCACGATGGCCAGCTCCCGACTCCCCGCCGGGGCCAGGTCGCCGATGGGCACCGTGTCAGTCCCGGTCAGGGTATCGATCGTGTGCCGGACCACCGCCGTTACCGGGGTTCGGTTCAGGGCTTCCAGCAGACGGTCAATGGACCCATCGCGGGACGACATGGCTGCTCACCGTAGGCAACGAATCACGCGATTATTGTAACACTCCGTTGCCTGCACGGTACAGATTGCCTGATAGGTAATCAGGGCGGCGTGGTCCCCGCCAGCGAAACCGATGCCAGCAGGTCATCCAGTCGCTCGATCAGGGTGTCGGCGCTCGGGTCGCTGTCCGGCAGCGTCAGCCCGTCCAGGGAGTCCATGCCGCCCAGGTAGGGAATCAGGCTGTAGACCGTGCCGGCGGGCGCCTTGCTGCCGATGGTGTCGCCCTTGAGCACGTACATGGCTCGCATCGCCAGCCCGTTGCCGGTATCGACCACGAAGGCCACCACGCTGCGCTTGGGCACCGGCCCCTCCTTGAGCAGCAGCCGGTAGGGCTCGCTGTCGTCGCTTTCCAGCCCGTAGCCGCTGCCGGCATCCAGCATGGGGTAGTGCTCGAGGGCGTTGTTCGGCTCCAGGGCCGCGCTCACGAACGGCTCGCCGTACTCCAGGTCGCGCTCGCTGGCCTCCAGGGTGCCCACCACGTCGCCGCCCAGCGCGGGGGCGGTCACGTCCTCCTGGCGCTGGTTGGCGGCGGGAAACACCACCACGTCGAAGCTCATGGGGTGCCCGGCGATCGTCGCGGCGAGATCCTGCCGGAGCTGGTCCGTGACCGGGCGGTGCTGATTGACGGGGCGGAGGCTCATGTGTCGTCGCCTCCCGCTTCGTCATCCGGGGTGTTGGCCTCGCCCATGGGGTCGCCCAGCAGGGCCTTGGGGAGCCGGCCCGCGGTCACGCGCATGTCGCCCTCGGCCAGCTTGCCGATGATGATGGCCCAGTCGGGCAGGGTGGCGGTCTCGGGCGTCACGGTCTTGCCGTCCAGTCCGGACAGGTAGTGCATGGCGGCGGTGACGTGGGCGTAGGCGCCGGGGTCGTCGCTGTCGAAGCCGACTTCGCGGCTCTCGGCGTCGGCGGCCTCGAGGTCGATCGTCACAGTGTCGCCGCCCAGGCGGGCTTCCAGGGTCAGGTTCATGCCATCGGCTCCTGTTGCAGTGCGGTCAGCACCATGGCCAGGTGGTCGGGGTCGCGCAGCGCCAGCTCGCCGGCCGCGCGCGGGTCGGACAGGCGCTCGAGGCCCATCGCCAGCGCTTCGTTGAGCTGCACGCCGCCATAGGGGCGGTAGGTCTTGCCCACATAGGCGTCCACGAACTCGTCACGGATCGCCCGTTCGCTGCGGTCGTAGCGGATGCCGGTCAGCTCGCGCAGGGACTGCTCCTGGTAGCCCTGGGTGCGCCGCTTGAGCCAAGCGTAGGCCACGGCGTTCGCCGCCGGATTCAGGGTCTCCAGGGCGTGACCGACCTCGTGGAACAGCACGCGCTTGGAGATGTTGCCCGACAGGCAGACGGCGGCCGTCTCGGAGCGATCGGCCCGCGACGACGGCTTGGCCACCTGAAACGAGCGGCCCTTGGGGTGGGGCAGGCGCACCTGCAACTGATCCTCGATGTCCTTCTTGCTGCCGATGACCACCTTGCCGTCGCGGGGCAGCGCCTTGCCGACAAGCTGCATCAGCTCGGCGGTGTCCTGATCCATCTGCTTCGGCGCCCAGCCGGCACGGCTGGCGATGCCCCGCGCCCCGCGCCCGGAAACCACGCTGCGGCCCATCACCTGGGCGGCGTGGCGGGGCGACAGGCCGATATTGGCCTTGGCCTGGTCGATGATCGCCTGGCCCAGCGCCAGCGTCTTGGCCTCGGCTTCACGCAGGTCGGGGCTTTCCTCCCGGGCGCGCTCGGCGATGTAGTCGTTGTAGCGGCGCTTCATGCGTCGAGCGGTTTCCGGGCTGGCGCCGTGGGTCTGCGACACGGACATGGCCGCGGCGGTAAGCGTGGGATACTCGCCGGTGTCGACCAGCTCCTGGAAGAACGCCCGACTGATCGTGGCGTTGCCCTTCTCCTGGACGTAGCTGCGGGTCGCTTCCCGCGGGTCCAGGTTGGCCAGGGCGTCCTGTTCGTCGCGGTTGCCGACATGCTCGGTCAGCAGCCGGTCGATGGCGGCCGCCTGGGCGGCATGGCTCTCGTTCAGCAGCGTCTCGCCCAGCGCCACCTTGGCCTTGCCGACGCCCCCGGTCAGCGTCAGGTGGTGCTGCGCCATGGGGTTGTTCTCGGCCAGGGCGATGAGCCGCCGGTAGTCGTCGCGCTCGAGGGTGTCGGCATCCAGCGCGCGGTTGATCTGGCCGCGCATCCAGTCGTTGAGCACACTGAGCAGGGCGCGCTCCACGCCCTTGAAGTCGGATGCCCCGGGAATGGCGTCGATGGCCCAGGCGACCGAGGAAGGGGGCTTGGTCCCGCTCACAGGCTGTTCTCCTTGATGGTGGTCATGACCGCCTCGGCGCTGGTGCCGTGGTTCTTGGCCCAGCCCTCGGCGAAGTCGCGGGTCGCTCGGGACTGGGCGGCCTGGGGGTCGTTGCCGCTGGTGGCGGCCTTCATCACCGCGTCCATGCGCGCCTTGTTGAGCGCCGCCGACAGCTTCGAGAGGTCGGCTTCCTTCTGCAGCGCCTCGCGTTGCTGGCGTTCCTTCTTGAGCTGCGCCTGGCGGGCCTTGTCCTTGGCCCGCAGCTTGCGGTTCTCGGCGTCGGTATCCATCTTGCTCCTGGCCTTGCTGGTGGCCCGCTTCATGCCCTTCTGGCTCTTGAGGTAGTCGCGGTAGGCGGCGGCCGCGCTTTTCTGGTCGGCCTGGCGGGGGCGGGCGCGTTTGAGGGTTTTCAGCTCGGCGGCGGTCAGGTAGCGGCTGCCCACCTTGCCGAAGCCGGCGGCATCGGACTGGCGCTCCAGCTCGCCGGCGAGCACGCGCTGCACGGTGGGGCTGGCCAGGGTCTGGAGCGTCTTGATGACATGCTTGCAGCAGGCCCCGGACAGCGACGGGTTGCGGACCTTGGGGAAATCCTTTTCCTGGGGCGGCTCGACGGCATAGCCGCCCACGCCGGCCAGGTAGCGATACCAGAACTGGTGACGTCCGCACTGGCAGTCGATCGACACGCGGCCGGTGGCGGCGGCCTGGGCGGCCTTGTCCCACTTCTGGCCGGAGACCAGCGCGGCGTCCCAGCCCTCGAGGCGGATGCGTACCTGATAGCTGCCGTGGTAGCCGTTCTCGCCGGAGGCCGGCACCGCGAACTTGAGCAGGTTGCCGCGCACCTGATACAGCCGCGCGTAGCGGATCTGGCGGTTGGCGCGGTCCACGTCGACCTTGCGCGTGGTGGCGATGAGCTGCTTCGCCGGCGCGCCACGCTTGCCGTTGGCGTAGTCCTTCTGGACCTTCTTGATGAGCCGCCGAAAGGCCTTCAATTCCTCGGCGCTGTACTCGCCGCTGCCCTGCTTCTCGTCCAGCGAGACGCCCTTGCCGGTGCGAATGCCGCGCTCGATGGCGGACGGCGACAGGGTGCCGGTGGCGCGCTCGCGCTCGATGCGGTTGTCGCCGCGGCGGTAGGCGTTGAAGGCCTTCTCGAACTCCTTGAAGTCCATGACGCGCGTGGGCGCCTGGTCGCCGGTCTGCGGGGTGCTGAACGTCATGGCGACACCTCGAGGCGGGCGAGGGCGTCACGCACCGCCTGCAGCTTGTCCTCGATGGCGTTGCGCTGGCGGTTGAGGGATTCATCGTTGACGGCATCGCGGGGCGAGACCAGCGGCGTGGGGGCGTCCAAGGCCTCGAGGGCGCGCTGGAGCGCATCCTGGGCGTCCGTGTCAGGCGCTGCCTTGATCGCCGGCTGGTTGGCGGCCAGGGCGGCGCGATCCTTGACCGGCTCGAGCACCGGCGACACCGCCTCGACGCCCTGATAGTGCCGGAAGCGATCGCGCAGCCACTCGATGGTCGGCAGCACCAGTGTCTCGCCGGATTCCAGCGCCAGCCGGTAATCGTCCAGCCCGGCGGCCACCAGGATGACCCACTTGAGCCGGTGGTCGCCGTACTCCCGGTGGGCGATCAACTCGGGCAGCAGGGTTTCGGCCGGTTCGACCACGCGATCTTGCCACGAGGCCTGGCTGATGCGCGGGGTGCGGCGACGGATCTCGCGATACAGGCGGGCGCGCACCATGGGGTCGGCGAGCTTGTCGGGGCTGAATCGGTTACTGAACATCGCGGCCCCCGTCGATCAGGCCGAGGGCCTTCTGGCGCTGGCGCTCGCGGTCCTGGTCCCACTGGTCGAGCTGGCGCCGAAAGCGCGTATCGGGGCGCTCCGCCGGGGTCGGGGCGGCGATCGCCTCGAAGACTTCCTCGAGCCAGGCGGCGGACATCGGCTGGATGCCTTCGGCGGCCAGGCAAGCCAGCATCATCGCGCGCTGCGGCCCCTTGACCCGCTGCCAGTCGAGGTCGTAGCGGTTGCGGCCGCGCTCGTCCACGGACACGTCGACCGCCGATTCGGTGATGCGGCACAGCTCGGTGCCGCCCTGGAACTGCAGGGCGCCGGCGTTGTGCATGGCGAAATACCAGTCCAGCGCCACCGACAGCATGGGGCGCTGTTCCTGGGGGTGGGGGTCGCTGAACAGCACCGGCGTGGCGTACTGGCTGATCGTGTCGCCCATTTCCTCGACCAGCACCGACCAGCCATTGGCCTGGGCCTTCTGGACCTCGCCGGCGAGCCGCTTGCGCCAGGTGAACAGGTTGCCGGTGACACGCTCCATGCCGGCCACCAGCAGGACCGTGCCGTCATAGACGCAGCGCAGCTTGACCCGCTCGGACGACAGCAGGGAGACGGCAAGGATGCGCTGGGCGATGGGCTCTGACATGGCAATGACCGCTCCGGGGAAGATGCGGTCATTGTAACAACGGTTTACCTGTCAGGTAACTGCGGGTATCCGGGGTTTCAGCCCTGGGCAAGCATGGCCTGCACCGTCTCGACGGCCTGATCGGTCAGCACGCCGCGGCTGACCAGCGGCTGCGCCCCGTCAGCCTTCACCAACTGCATGGGCGGCATCATCAGCGAGGCGAATCCCGAGCGCTGCAGGAAGGTGTCCAGCTCGCGGGTCATGCCGCCGGGCTCACCGAAGTCGAGGTAGGCCTGGGCGTAGCCCTGGAGCGTGCCGCTGTAGTCGTACCCGTAGTAGTCGAACAGCCCGTCCATGTAGCCGGTGAGCGCTTCGGCCTTGCTGCACTCGCACTCGCTCATGGCGCGCTGCATCCCGTTGGCGATCACGTCGTCACTGGGCAGGTCGCGGAGGAAGGCCATCACGGCTTCGGGCGTCATGTCGACCGGCCGAGGCTCGCCGGGAAGGGCGCTGGCGCTGGCGGGGATGGCCATGGCGGCCAGCAGGATCGGGGTCTTGAGAGTGGATAGCATCGGGGCTCCCCTGCGGTGTGACAATTCTTATACCGTTGCCTTCATTACTTGGCAACGATTGTATAACCCCTCCGGTAAATAGGTCGCCGGGGGTCGTCGTCAACGTCGCATACCGGCGACAGCACGGCAAGCGGCCATCACAGCTGTGAAACTTTGGCGTTATAAACTAACGCGATAGGCGGCAGCGGCGTGCTGCGCTGCGCCAATTTCAAGATTATCGGTCTTATCTTGAGCCGGCGGATCGGCGTCACCAGGGGCGCCAGCCGTCCCCTCGACGGGGTGGCGAAACCGGGGTGGATCCGCAGAGTGCGGCAGGTGTTAACGGTATAAGCGATGACCGATGATCGAAAGGGGACAGATTGACGGTCGGGCTGGCAGCGTCCGGTGGCCGGGGTCGTCTCCGATAAAGGGACGGATTGTTGGTGGCGATCGGCACGCAAGGTATTTCTCCCCCGTTTGGCGGCCGCCGGGTGGCCAGGTCAACGGGAGAAGGATTCCCCGCGGCTGCCCAGGGGCGCCGTGGCGCGGCCTCCAGGGCGTCGATGGGGGGGAGAGATACCTTGTACTCGGGCTGTCCGGCCCCGGCCGATATGTGTTGGTTTCCCTGACGAGGCCCGAAAGGGGGAGAGATTGACTGTTCGGCAGGGCTGGTGGCCGGGGAAATGGGACAGATTGACGGTGATGGGTGGAAGGCTTCCCCGTTGCCCGGTGCTCGCCGCCCGGCGGGCCGAAAGGGGGAGAGATACCTTGTTGCCCAGGTGGTTCCGATATGTGTTGGTTTCCCTGACGGCGGCGAGAGGACGGCAGGCACCGGGTGGGCGTTATATAGGGACGGATTGTTGGCAGTGCCAAGGCGTCCAGGTCTGCGGCGGCGGGAAAGGGGGAGAGATACCTTGTCTGAGGTGGTTAATCGAAGGG